ATTATAAAACCGAATATTTGATTTTTGTGCAGTTGTAGGCACTCTTTACATTTTCAGGTAGGGGGTGCCTATTTTTTTATGCAGCCAAAGCAGTGTATCGCCATCATTGACAGCATCAAAGCGTATGCGAAGCAGAATCCGACCGAAGCACAGGTCTATGAGGACTGGTTTCAGGCGGTGGTGAACCTGAGAGATGCCCTGCCGCAAGATAAGCGGTTCGATGCCTACAAATACTCTGGCGAGCTGCGCTCTGTCTGTGCAGCCATGATGGGCAAGATGAAAACAGGCGAGGACGTAGCGAAGGTCTATGACATTATCAGCCGAACGTACCTGTTTGAAGCAAAAGATGTGTTCGACAGCTATTGCATCTACCTTGAATGGAATCGTGCGCCGGAGAAGAAGTTCTATCAGCCTAGACGCAGGGTTTTGAAAGTGCTGGCGGATGACCTAGAGGATTTGTTTTATAAGCGGATTGACTTTTTGGGAGTTAGTTTACCTGCTCGCGTTGGCAAGGCTTTGAGTGATGATACGCCGATTTTAACGAGAAGTGGCTGGAAGAATCACGGCGATTTGCAGGTCGGCGATGAAGTTATCAGCCCGAAAGGTCAGTTTGTAAAAGTGCTGGCCGTTTCGCCTAAGTGCCAGCTTGATGTGCGTTGCCATTTCTCTGACGGCACATACATTGACTGCCACGAAAACCACGAGTGGCCGGTCTTTAACCGCCATAAGAACGGATTTGATGTTGTCGAAACTAAGCGGATGATGGAGGATTATGTTGCCGACACAAAGGACGGTATAAGATTCTGCTATCAGGTTCCGTTCAAAAATTTTGTCGAGGGAGAATATAAGAAACTGCCTGTTGAGCCGTACACATTGGGCGCATGGCTTGGCGATGGTCGCAATCAGCACCCGGATATTTGTGAACCTCCTTGTGATCGAGTGATTGTCGAGCGCGTCATTAACGATGGATACCCGGTTAGTTGGCATACGGTTCACAAGGACACCGGTGTTGAGTACTACGGATTCTCTGGTTTGCGACAAGCACTTCAAAAAGGCGATATGTGCCATAGTCACCGCCGCTGCGTGAAGCATATCCCAGAAGAATACTTTACAGCCAGCATTGCACAGCGTATGGAATTGCTTGCTGGTCTGCTCGATACAGACGGTACGTTACGGGTAAAAGAGCATCGGTACGCTTTTTCTACCACAGAGCCGAAAATGAGAGATGATTTTGTCACGCTGGTTTCTACCTTTGGATGGAGATGTAGTGTGGTTGAATATCCACCTCGTGTATCGTCTAGTGGCATTAAAGGCAATCTGACAGTCTATTCCATCTCTTTTAATCCTACCTGCCCTATTCCCTGCGTTGTTCCTCGCAAGCAGCTAAAGGAGTTCTCCAAACCTCGCCGTGTGGCGTTTTGCAGGTTTGAACGCATCGAGCCGAAGCAGGGCAACTGCATTCAGGTTGAGGGTGGCGTGTACTGCGCTGGGAAGCGGCTGATTCCAACCCATAACAGTACTCTGTGCATCTTTTTCATCACATGGCTGATGGGCAACCGTCCTGACGTTGCATCAGTTATGAGCGGGCACTCTGACAAGCTGACAAACGGCTTCTACGGCGAAGTGCTGTCTATCATCACTGACCCCGTTACCTATAACTGGGGGAAAATCTTCCCGGACGTTCAGCTTGTGGATAAGAGCGCAAAGGACGAAAGCGTTGACCTGAACCGTAAAAAGCGTTTTCCTACCCTTACTTGCCGCTCCATTGGCGGCACGTTGACTGGTGCTGTTGAAATTGGAGAGGGCGGTGTTCTGTACAGCGATGACTTGATTGAGGACTTGGAGGAGAGCCTGAACGTTGAGCGCCTGAACAACAAGTACGATGCCTACTTGAACCAGCTGAAAGACCGTAAAAAGCAGGGCGCATTGGAACTGATGGTCGGTACACGCTGGAACGTGCTTGACCCTCTGGGGCGCATCCAGAACCAGTATGCGGATAATCCGAAGTATCGGTTCCGGGTCATCCCTGCGGTGGACGAGAACGGACACAGCAACTTCAATTATGACTACGGCGTGGGCTTTGACGATGCCTACTATGCCGACATGAAAGCCAGCATTGACGATGCAACATGGTGGGCGAAGTACATGGGCAAGCCCTATGTGCGTGAAGGTCTGCTTTTCCCTGCCGATGAACTGCGGTATTTCAACGGCGTTCTTCCTGATGGAGAGCCTGATCGCAAGCTAATGGTCATGGATATTGCATGGGGCGGCGGAGATTTCACCGCCTGTCCTATCGCCTATGTGTACGGCGATGCCGTGTTCATCCCTGACCTTGTGTTCAATAACGGCGATAAGACCGTGACTAGGCCGGAAGTCGTGGGCAAAATTATCCAGCATAAAATCAACGTAGTGCGTGGCGAAGCCAACAACGGCGGCGATGAATACTGTGATGTGGTGGACAGCCAGCTCCGGCAGCAAGGCTATCACTGTTCTGTCCGTAGCCAGCGTGCGCCCAGTGGTCAAAGCAAGCTGTCAAGAATCATCCAGTATGCGCCGGACATCAAACGATTTTATTTCCTTGACGAAAAACACCAGTCGAAAGAGTACAAGGCGTTCATGGAACAGGTGACGATGTTCACGCAGCTTGGAAAAGTTCCGCACGATGATGCACCGGACAGTCTGGCACAGCTTGCCGATGAACTGTACAACGGAATCAGTAAAATTGAGCCTGTCAAGAGGCCATTTTGATTAAAAACACAATATATTGTGTTCGCTGGGTCTATTTATTTGATTTCACCACTTGACAAGGCTTATAATGTACGCAGGAAGTTTTGCAGCTTCCCTTAAAGGAATAGCTTGCACGCGGGGTTTTGTCATTTTACTCGCGTGCGTGTCAACAAGCATATTCCTCCTTTCACCGGTGGAGGTTTTCTCACTCTTTCACCTTCACCGGACTTTATATGTTGCGTTTCCAATTGTTAGGGGAATGCCAGCCTGTCTCCCCCACGGCTGGCAAGCAACGGTTCGATTCCGTTACGCAGCACAACCAACTACCTAGCTTTGCATGGCTTTATTCTCCAAAACCTCCACCGCTATTCCCGGCTCTCAATGTAATGTTTAGGCATGACATTGCAAAGAGCAGCGGTTAACCAATCAAGCCGGGTTTCTATGTTGCATTAGCTCAGTTAGGCTAGAGCATCCGGCTCATAACCGGACATACATTGGTTCAAATCCATTATGCAGCACCAAAATTGCAGCTTACCCGTTTTACGTCTGTCCGACAACTGAATGTAAAGGCTGCAATGGTTTTCTTCGGGCGAAGAATAGCACGGCTGGAAGTGCGAACAGTTTCCCAGTAGCTTCTGACAGGTCTGTGCTCAACAGCCTGTTTCCAGAAATCCAACGAAAGGAGCGCTCATGCTAGTTAGAATCTGTTGCCCTTGTATCAGGCAGAACCCTATCTATAAAAACGTCCGCTGCAACCGCTATCTTGGCGAAGTAGACGGACGATACCATTTCAAGTGCGACAGATGCAAGGGCGTTATCGAAGGAGACACAAGGGAAGGATGGGTGAAAATCATCCATCCACCGGAAAAGTAAATAGCTTTTGAAGCGCAGTTTTGGCGCAGTGAGATAGACCTTAACAGGTTTGTCTTGCTGCGCTTTTTATTTTGCCGGAAAGGAGGAACACATGGCTGAGTATCAGATGGTTATTAACGGCTTCTTGAATGACCCGCTGACCGGACGTAGACCGATTGAAACGCCGGAGACGGAGATCAATCAGACGAACGTGCTGAAAGTGGTCATGGGCAAGGCAGAGCCTATTCATCTGCTGAATAAGAACGAGATTCGTTTTCTGCACAACTACTACTTGGGTAGTCAGCCTGTCCTCCACCGCACAAAGGAGTACCACGCTGAAATCACCAACCGCATTGTAGAGAACCATGCCAACGAGTGCGTGGGCTTCCACACAGGCTATATGAGCGGCACTCCCTGCTCTTATGTGCGGTCTGAAACGGCAACTGGTGACGGTGAGGAAATCGCCCGCCTGTCCAATGCTTTGCAGTATGAGGGCAAGGATGCTCTTGATCGGCGGCTCTGGCAGTGGATGTTGGAGTGCGGACAGGGATACCGCATTGTTCTTCCTGACAAGGGATACAACGGCAACTACCCGGACGAAACGCCCCTGCTGATAGATGTTCCAGACCCGGATATGGCGTATGTGATTTACAACTCCGGCATCGGGCATAAGCCCATCGCCAACGTGCTGCACATTCCTCGCAATTATCAGAACGACCTGAACGACCTGATTTGCGTGTACACGCCGAACCAGTACTTTGAAATCGACAACGGCAAGGTTACGAAGTCGGAAAGCCATTCTCTTGGAATGCTGCCGATGGTCGAATACAAGCTCAACCCGGAGCGCATGGGCTTGTTTGAACCGGCTATCCCTGTTCTGGATGCCATCAACGACCTTGAAAGCAACCGTCTGGACGGTGTGGCGCAGTTCATTCAGTCCATCATGGTGTTTACCAACTGCCTTGTGGACAAGGATGCTCTCGATCAAGTAAAAGAACTTGGCGCAATGTGCCTGAAATCCACTTCTAGTCTGCCTGCGTCTGTTTCGCAGATTGCAAACGAGCTTGACCAGCAGCAGAGCCAGACCTTGCTTGATTCCATGTTGAACGTGTATCGCAGTCTGACCGCTATGCCTAGTGCCACTGGTAGCGAGAACGCAACGTCCGACAACGTGGGCGCAGTCATCGTTCGCAATGGCTGGAACCATACCGAAGCAAGGGCGCAGCAGTACGAGAATATGTTCAAGTTCTCGGAACGCCAAAGCCTGTCTGTAATGCTGAAAATCCTGCGTGATACGGCTGGTTCTAAGCTGATGGCAAGTGACATCAACATCAAACTGCCCCGCCGCCAGTACGACAACCAGCAGAGCAAGGTTCAGATTTTTGCACAGATGTTGCAGCAGACCATTGACCCGCAGTTGGCGTTCACCACGCCCGGTCTGTTCCCCGACCCGCAGGCTGCTTATGAAATGAGCAAGCCCTTCCTGATTGCTTCCGGCAAGCTGGGCGAGGATGGGAAAGCGCCGAAACCGCAGGAACAGCCCAAACAGGATGCTACCGACACAAATGTCGGGAACATGGCAGACAAACAGTCTAACGACACTAAGAAAGAGAAAGATGCAGGTATGGCATGAAAAACAAAAGCGTTTACTTGATGCAGTCTGGAAGCAAAGTAAAGATTGGAGTTTCCGAAAATCCAGTTAAAAGGCTTAATTCTTTGAGAATTGGGTGCCCCGATATTTCACTTGTGTATGCAAGTAAGCCGATTTCAAACGCTTTTGAGATTGAAAGCAAATTGCACAGTGCTTTTTCTGAATTTTCTCTTGGTCACGAATGGTTTTCTGCTGAAATCAAAGAAGAAGCTATCGTTGCTATCGAAGAATATGTTTGCTCGCATGGAAAACTTTCTGAAAACGAAGAATCGAACACTGACGCAACCGATATTTTGAGCAAACTTTTTTCGGAAGAAGCATTGATTGAAGATGCCGAAAACTTAAAAAGGGAACGAAAAGCTACTGAGTGGATTCTTGTTGAACTTTCTTCTGGCAAGATACCTGCAAGTCTTATTTTGGGATTTATGGGGCTTGGATACGATTGCTCCCAAATCAAAGAGATTTGCGCCAAGTACGACCTTCATAAAGCATAAACACATGAATCACCCCGAATTTTCGGGCTGATATATTCCGACAGGGAAGCCGGGATACAAATTTCGCAGCGTTGCAGGGAAGCAACGGTAAAAAAACGCAGGAGGAAATTAACGATATGAAACTCAATGTGTTGCTTGGTGATGCCTACAAAGAGGGCATGACCGCCGACGAAATCATCTCTGCGCTTGAAAAGGTTGCAGACCCTAACGCAGAGGTTGAGAAGCTGCGCAACGCCGTGACGAAAGCCAACGGCGAAGCTGCCGAGTACAAGAAGCAGCTCAAGGCAAAGCGCACCGATGACGAGAATGCTGCACAGGAACAGGCTGACAAGCTGGCAGAGATGCAGAAGCAGATTGAAGCCCTGACTGCCGACAAAGAGAATCTCGTCAAGGAAAAGACCCTTGCATCTTACCGTGAGAAGTTCGTTGCACAGGGTTATGACGCTGAACTCGCCAACAAGGCTGCATCTGCACTAGCTGACGGTGACATGGACAAGGTATTTAAGTTCCAGTCGGAGTTTATGACCGCCCACGACACCGCATACAAGGCTTCTCTGCTGAAGGATATGCCCACGCCTCCTGGTGCGGATGGCAATGGTGACGGCGCAGATAGCGCAGGTGTTTCCTTTGCTAAACGCTTTGCAAAAGAGCGCGCAGACGCAAACAAGGCATCGAGTGACGCAATGACTGCTTTCCATTAAGGAGGAAAACATGAAGTACACCAATACTCCGGTATCGGCTCTTGAAAGCACTATTCTGGCTGCTGATACCTACGTTGCCATTCCCTTTACCGTCAAGGAGACCAATGCTGTTCCGGCTGGTTATCCTATGGCAAAGACTGGCCTGAAAGCTGCTGCCACTACTGGCACCAGTGCTGCTGATGCAGCTACCGATGCCATTGGCATTCTGCTGCACACTGTTGATCCTGCCGTCAACCCCAATGGCGCATTGCTGATTCAGGGCGTTATTGATGTGGACAAGGCAAAGCTGTCCGGCTTTACCTATTCTGCAAACGATATTGCCGCTCTGAAAAAGGCTGTTCCTGCCGTTTTCTGCCGTACCGATGTTGGCGCAAAGAGCGAGTAAGGAGGACTAAATTATGGCACTGAATCTGAATGAAATCTTCTCCCCTGCTGCGATTGCCGCCTACTGGACGAATGACCCGACCAATGCGCAGCCCTATGCTTCTGATGCTCTGTTCCCTGCCCGTAAGAAAGTCAGCATGGAACTGAAGTGGCTGCGTGGTCACAAGGGCGTTGGCGTTTCGCTGAAGCCTAGCGTGTTTGACACTAAGGCTACGTTCCGTACTCGTCAGGGCATCAAAATGACCGAGACCAGTATGCCGTTCTTCCGCGAGGGCACTCACATTGACGAGGAAGACCGCCGCAAGATTATCTCTGTTCTGGCTACCAATCAGGAGTTTGCGGCAGATGTTATCAATCGTGTCTACGATGATACCGCACAGCTTATCACTGGCGCACGCATCGTTCCTGAGCGTATGGTGTGGCAGCTTCTGGCTCCCAAGACTGGTAAGCCCGGCATCTCCATCGAATCCAATGGCGTGAGTTACGTCTACGATTACGACCCTGACGGCACTTGGCAGCAGTCCAATTACAAGGCTCTGGCTACCAAGGAGAAGTGGGATGCTCCTACTACTGCAACCCCCATCGCCACGATGACCACTGCCGCAAACACCGTGCTGGCAAACACTGGTGAGATTATCACCGATGCCTACATGAACACCAGCACTTTCCACAAGATGATTGCTGCGGATGAAATCAAGAACCGGTTCCTGACGGTTATGAAGACCACCACTGCTGTGCTGGTTGATTCCGAAGCACGTTCCGTTGTCGAAGCCGCATCCGGTATTCGTATCCATCTGTACGACAAGATGTACAAGCCGGAGGAGACCGCTGCTGCCGAAAAGTATCTTCCTGATGGCTATGTCGTGCTGGCTCCTTCTGGCTCTCTTGGCAATATGTACTATGTTGCCACCCCTGAGGAAGCCGACCTGATGGCTGGCATCTCCAACGCACAGGTTTCCGTTGTGAACACTGGCGTTGCTGTTACCACCGAGCAGACCGTGCATCCTGTCAACACCAACATCTACGTCTCCGAAATCGTCCTGCCGTCCTTTGAGCGCATGGACGCTGTGTACTGCATCAAGGCTTACTAAGGCGAAAGGAGGAAAGTAGCATGGGAGACCAGTATTCCGAAGCGGCAGTCAAGCTGGGGCAGTACATCGCCCCTGCACTTGACCGTGAAATCACGGACGAGGACTACCCACTCTTCGACCTGCTGCTTGATTTCGCCAAAGACAAGATATTTGCACAGGGATACCCCTTCGGCAGCAGACCGGACGAGCTGCCATCGCAGTATCAGTCGTTGCAGATACGCATTGCAGCGGAACTGTATAACCACATCGGCGCAAACGGACAGACGAGTTATACCAACAACGGTATTACTCGTGTGTGGGAAAGCTCCGATGTGGCGCAGTCCCTGCTAAACGAAGTGGTTCCGAGAGTAGGTGTTATCGGCTGATGTTCAATGGTAGCCCACTGGATAAACGCCCGCTGTGGTATTCAAACCCGGTTGGCGAGAAAGCACCTGTTGTGGACGAATGGGGTAACGAAACAGGCGAGACATCGCAGACGTGGAGTGACCCTGCAAAGCTGATGCTGAACGTCAGCCCGCCTACTGGTTCTGCGGAAGCAAGCCCTTTCGGTGCGTTCACGGATTACAGCTACATCGTCAGCACGCCAAGAAAGAAACGGAGAAATTGGTTTCTTGTCGGGTATTCAAAGCTGGCATCAAGGGACATCTTGGGCTCTTCCAGCAAAAGCAACAACAACTCGCTTTGTGAGGGAAGCCACGTCTGGTTCGGAATAAAACCGGATATGCCTTACAACTACATTGTGGTCAAGGTCGCAGAGCATATCACAGATACGCTGTATGCGCTGAAAGAGGTGGCTACAAGTGAAAATTAAAGTGAGGTTGAGCGATGCAGGGCTTAAACAGGCTGAGAAAGATATTCTCAAATACAAGGCCACCCTGAACCGAAAAGCTAGAGCGCTTGCCTTTCGTCTTTCTTGGCTAGGCCTTGAAGTCGCAAAGATACGCTTTGCTAACGCGCAATACGCTGGTTCTAATGATGTGAAGTGTCATATCAACCAGAAAGACAAGACTTGTACCATCGTTGCAGAGGGCAAAGCGGTTGCCTTTATCGAGTTTGGTACTGGCGTTACGCATCAAGGATGGGGCGCTGCCGGAACGGTCGGCCCGCTCCCTTTGCCTGATAACATTGGCGAACATGGCACATACGGCAAAGAAAACGGCAAGCACAAGCGCTGGTACTACTACGGTAAATCTGGCAATGCCGGTACGCCTGTCAAGGAAGTAGACGGCAAGGGTCAGCTGAACTACACCAGTGGTAATGATGCAGCTATGGCTATGTGGGGAGCTGTTGAGGAAATGGCTTCTCAGGTCGAAGCAACGTGGAGGGAGGTTTGGAGTAGTTGATTGATTATTTCAATCCCATCTTTACGGTTATCGCCAAGGAACTGCGGAAGCAAGTTCCCGGCATTTTCGTCACTGGTGAAATCAACGACAGCAACGTCAAAAAGTTTCCATGCGTGCAGATAGAGGAAAACAGCAATCTTCCTGTGCACATTGATTCTGCCCGGCACAGCAAGTACGCTGCCGTATCCCTTCGTGTCCGTGTCTACTCCAACAAGGAAACCGGACGCATTGCAGAAGCACGTTCCATCACAGGAATCGTGGATTCTGTTCTTGAATCACTTAACTTTCATCGCAAGTCGTTTGCCCCATTGAATGGGCTGTATAACAATTCCGTCTACCGGATTGAGTGCAGCTACGGGGCAACAATCGGGGAGGACGGAATGATTTACCGAAATTAAGGAGGTAAACATTCTATGAGTACTGCTATCTCCGGTCTGAATACTACCCTGTATTGTGGCAACAGCGCAACCACTTTGACGAAGCTGTGCGACATCAAGGACGTTCCCGACCTGATCTCCGAGCCCAACCTTCTGGATGCAACCACTCTGTCTGACCCTATGCGGGTCAACATCTTCGGCATCATCCAGAGTGACACCAAGTCCTTCACCGCAAACTACAACAAGGATGACTATAAGAAAGTCAAGGAAGCTGGCTATGACGAGACTTCCGAAAACAATGCCGTGAAGTACTACGCACTGAAAATGCAGGACGGCTCCGGCTTTTCTTGGCAGGGTATGCACCAGGTCGGCTTGTCTGGCTTTGGCGTTGACGAGGTCGTGGAAATGACCATCAACTGTATCTTTACCAAGAAGCCTGAGTTCAGCGAAACTCTGACTATCACTGGCGGCTAAACCGAAAAAGCGAATCAATCAATCAAACCGGGCAGAACTGAACAACGGATTTAGTTCTGCCCCTATTTATAAAGGAGAGCATTTATTATGGCTGCTAAGGTTATCAACTTTCATTCCCCCGATGGTAAGAACATTTATGAGCTGACTTTCACCCGCGAGAGCGCCGAAGCCACTGAGCGCAACGGCTTCCAGATTTACGAGTTTTCCAACGGCATCAACCCCATCAAGAACACCTCTGCTCTGTTCTACGGCGCGTTCATCGCCCGTAACAAGGGCATCAAGCGCAAGCTGGTCGATGATATGCTTGCGCACATCGAAAACAAGGAAGGTCTGATGGCTGCTCTGATGGAGATGTACGCAGATTCCATCAAGGCTCTGGTTGCCACTGATGAAGAGGACAAGACCGCAAAAAACGCAACGTGGGAGATTGTGTAACCTCACAGTCTCAGGAATCGGACAGCCACACAGAGCCATTCTCTGTGTCTAAGCTGTTCCACGATGTAGAAGCCTATTACATCTCCATTGGCATGACCTATGACCAGTTCTGGCGCGATGACGTCTGGCTGGCAAAGGTCTACCGGGACGCGGAAGAATTACGCGCCCGCAGAGCCAACGTTGAAGCGTGGAGAAACGGCTTCTACACAGCATCTGCGCTTTCCTCTACGGTTGGCAATATGTTCCGCAAGAAAGGGTCTAGCCCAATCAAATACATGGATAGACCGATTCCTCTCACCCAGAAAGAGCAGGACGAGTACGAATACCAACGCGCATTGGAAGCGCAAGAACGCATCAAGAGGGCGATGTTCTCTATGATGAATCAGAAGGACGGTGGTAGCAATGGCTGATGTTGATATTACAAGCTTATCCGTAGAAATCTCTGCGGAATCGCAGGGTGCAGAGCTTAACATTGACAAGCTTGCTACCGCCATTTCTAATTTGCGGACAAAGGGCAGTGTTGGCAAGGTCTGTACAAGCCTTGATAAGTTGTCTAGTTCCATTTCCGCGCTGAAGCAATCGTCTTCCGGCATTTCCGGTCTAGATAAGGTCACAAACTTCCTGAATGGTATCTCTTCTGTCAACACAACCGCTGGCGTGAAAGGCGTTAACTCTGTTGTAAATGCCATCAAGAAGATTCCAAATGCGGTATCTGCTCTGAACGGCGTAGACTTCTACTCCATGTCCGGTAGCATCACGCAGTTGACGAATGCTCTTGCGCCCCTGTCCATTTTAGACATTTCCGGCTTGAAATCGCTTGGCAGCGCGTTCAAGGCGATTGGCACTGTGCCCGACCTGACCGACAAGCTAAAAGCGGCAGACCTTGATTCTTTCGCGGATTCTTGCCGGAAGATATCCACCGCTCTCGCTCCCCTTGCATCTCAGCTTGACAAGGTGGGCAACGCTTTTGCAAAGCTACCTCCGCAGTTAAGCAAGGTGGTTACACAGGCAAACCGCGTGACCGCTGCCAACGAACGGCAGAAGAAAAGCTACATGAGCCTTTCCAGTCAGATGAACAGCTTCATGCGAAACATGGCAAAGCTGGTCTCGCTGAAAGCCATTGCAACCTATCTTGGCAACGCAGCGGAGAAGTTCAATAGCTATTACGAAGCCGCAAACCTGTTCGGCGTGTCCATGAAGGGGCTGACCGGAGAAGCAAGCACGTTCATCGACAAGATGGAAACCCTGCTTGGCATTGACCCCACCGAAGCCATGAACAACATGGCAACGATTCAAGGTCTTACCACCTCGTTTGGCATGGCGAGCGATAAGGCGTATGTGCTTTCAAAGAACCTGACGCAGCTTGGTTATGACCTTGCTTCCTTAAAGAACATCCCTGTTGCGGAATCCTTTACGAAGATTCAGGCAGCTATATCCGGCGAACTTGAACCGATTCGCCGTCTGGGTGTCGATATTTCTAACGCACGGTTGCAGCAGGAACTGCTTAATCTTGGCTATTCGCAGAGCGTTTCTACCCTGTCTCAGGCTGACAAGGCGGTTCTGCGGTACATTGCCATCATGAAGCAGACCACCGATGCACAGGGAGACTTCGCCCGCACTCTGTCCAGCCCTGCAAACATGATTCGTATCTTGCAGGCACAGCTGAACAGTCTGGCTCGCGCTGTTGGTTCTCTGCTCTACCCTGCTTTAAAATCCATTCTCCCGCCGCTGATCGCGGCTGTTGAGCTGGTCAAAGAACTAGTCGCTGGCATTGCATCCATGATGGGCGTGAAGGTAGAGTTCCCGGATTTTAGCAGCGCAAGCGATGCTGTCGGTGGCGTCACGGATGCGATGGACAACACCACCAAAGCGACCGGCAAAGCTGCAAAGGCGTTCAAGAACTACATCATGGGCTTTGATGAACTGAACGTCATCCAGAAGGACAATGGTTCTTCCGGTGGCTCTGGCTCCGGTGCTGGCGCTGCTGGCAACCTCTTGGGTGATGTAGACCTATCTGCCTATGATATGTTCTCAAAATACAATGAAGGGTTTGCAAATCAGATTGACAGCATCAAGGAAAAAATCAGAGGGATGCTTCCGATTATTGGAGCTGTTACCGCGGCGCTTGCTTTGTGGAAACTGACTACCTTTATTATAGACCTTGCTGATGCAATCAAGAAAATTGGCATTCTGAAAGGCATGGTTGCCGGTGGCATTCTGATAGGCATTGGATTTTTCCTGATGTTCGATGGTATCAAGAAAGCCATTCAGGACAAGCTTAACGCTATCAATTTTACGGAAATTCTTGTAGGCGCTATTACGTTTGTTGGCGGCGCGGCGTTGCTTGGCTCAAAAATCGCAGAGTTTATCACGACTTCCTTTGCGGATAGCGCCGTTGCAAAAGCCATTACATCCGCAGGCGGCAAAATGGGTGGCGCATTAGTTGGCGCGGTTGTCGCTGGCGTAATAGCTGGTGTTGCAATGTTTGTGACCGGCGTTTATGACGCTTTGACAAACGGCTTAAACATTCTGAACGGCTTGCTGATTCCCGCTGGCTCTACAATGGCTGGTGCTGCCGTTGGCGCAATTATAGGCTCTCTTGGCGGCCCGATTACCGCTGGAATTGGTGCAATTATCGGTTTGATCGTTGGCGGTTTAACCGATGCCGGAATCGCCATTTACCAGAACTGGGATAAAATCACAGCCGCTCTTGATAAAGCAAGCGCCGACTTGAAGCAATGGTTTGTTGGAGTAGGTGTCTGGTGGGATAAAAAATGGCAAGGCTTTAAGACAAACTGGGACAAAGCGTGGAACAGTCTTGTCGACACTTTAAAAGAACTTCGTAAGAAATTTATTGAGCATGGCAAAAACCTCGTTCAAGGTTTAGTTGATGGTATCAATAAAGGCATTGAAACAGCTAGAAACGCTGTCGGCGGTCTTGCGAAAGCCATTCTCGACAAGTTCACAACAGACACCGGCATCCACTCCCCTTCCAAAGTCTTTAAAGGCTATGGTGTCTACCTCATAGAAGGTCTTGTGAACGGTATCTCCGCTGCCAAAGACCTTGCAGTGAAAGCTATCCAGTCCGTGTCTGACGCGGTAAAGACCATTGGTTCTCAGCTGGCAAACGACAACTACGGTTTGCGCGATAGCTCTATCAGCCTTTCCGTTGACGCAAGCGGCAAGTCCATGATGGAAACCGCAAACGCGCTGAAACGCACGATGCGCACCACCAATGATAGCTTTGGTGGTTGGTTCAAGAAGATGAAAACCGACTTGAGCGACTTCACAGAGGGCATCAACGCGGTTACTAAGGCGGGCAAGGATATCTCCAACGGCTTCAAATCTTCCATTGACGCGCTTACCGCTGCATCGAAGTCCATCCTGAACACGCACGATGGTTTTGTGAGCGCAGTCTCTGATATCCGGTCTTTTGTGAAAAAGAGCGTTGCAGAGATTGAAAACGAGTACCAGTACAACGGATTCTTCGGTGCTGCTGGTCTTGCCATTCAAAAGGCGTTTGAGGGCGTTTACCTTGTTTTTAACAAGGTTTCCACTGCTGTCAAGAACATATCTGACACCATTGACAGCGTGAAAAACGTTATCACCACCTTTAACAACCTGAAAACCAAAGTCGGTGAGGTCATCGACCAAGTTCCGGGGCTGAAAGAAGCATACGGAAGCCTGAAGTCCTTCTTCTCCACGCTGTTCAGCAAAGACAGCGGCATTGGCAAAATCGTTTCTGACGGGTTTGATTTTATCAAAACGCAGGCAAGTGATGCCATCTCTTGGCTAAAAAACAAGTTTTCCGGTTCTGGTTCTTCTGGGAATAAGGCGAACTCTTTGCCGGGCGTTGGTGCACTTGGAGCTATTAAGCTCCCTGCCGGAACTGGCGCTCTCGGTATTGGCGCTGGTGCCGGGCTTGGTCTTGCTGGCGGTGCTCAATGGTGGAAAGACATGATAACCACTTGGGGGAACTCGGACAAAGGCTTAAGCACGAAGCTTTTAGAAACCGCTAAACATACGCTATGGGATTTGTCTCCTATTGGTGCACTCGTGAATCTTGGCAAAAAGATTTTTGGTTTCGCAAGCGGTGGTTTCCCGGATGCTGGGCAGCTGTTCATTGCCCGCGAAGCCGGTGCTGAGATGGTCGGTTCGCTGGGCGGTCACACGGCAGTTGCTAACAATGACCAAATCGTTGAGGGCATCCGCGAAGGTGTTGAGTCGGCTATGGCCAAACAGAATGAGCTTCTTCGTCAGCAGAACGAGCTGTTAAAGGCTTTGCTTGAAAAGGAATCTACTTCCGAAATTTCCGTTTCCAGCATATCTCAGGCAATCAGCCGGGTAAACCAGAGAAACGGCAAAACTATCATTCCCATTGGCACTTAAAGGAGGGGCATTTATGGATTACGACCAGTACAATCCGATTCGGAGCGTGGATGGGCAGCATCTTAAATGCCCCTCTTCTTATCAGTGGAAGTTGCAGGATATTTCCGCATCTGATGCTGGCCGAACGGAAGCAAACATCATGGATAAGAAACGGCTTGGCCAGTGTGTCAAGCTTGAACTTGAATGGAAGTACACCACCATTAAAGAAGCTTCTGTTATCCTGAAAGCGTTTAATCCGGAGTATATCAATGTTACCTACCTTGACGCAATGGCTGGCGAGTGGAAAACCAGCGAGTTTTACGTTGGCGACCGCTCCGTGCCGATGTACAATTCGCGAATGCGCCGTTGGGAAGGGATATCCTTTAATATCATCGAAAGGGCTGCACACTGATGGTAAACGTATCGCAAGACGTTATAAATTACTTTAACGAGGGAAACCTTCAGACCGCAGCCATCGAATTTTCCAATGGGAAGGAATCTTTTACCATCACCGAAGCGGACATTGTCCAGGGCGGATTAAAGATTGACCGATGCAGCGTGACCAACAGCAAAATTGAGGTCGGCTCTGCGGTAGCATCCGAGCTGTCCTTGAAGCTGAGGAACTACGATGGCAAGTTCGACAACGTTTTGTTTGAAGGGGCCGTGCTCTATGTAAAGGTCGGCGTTTGGAGCGATGACCCGACAACACTTGGCCATTTTGTTCTTGGGCAGTCCGTTCTTGGCGCTCTCAATGGCATTGGCAATTTCATTCTTGGAAAGAATTTGATTGGTGATGCAGGAACAAAAGCACAGGTCGTTTGGATTCCATGCGGTCGATTCATTATCGACACGTCTCCTCGAAAGCTGCAAATCATTACGGTTTCTGCCCTTGATTATATGGTCAAGTTCGACAAGGCCGTTGATGTTTCAAAAATTTCGTTTCCAATTCATGTCGATGCGTTAATTCAAAAAATCTGTGAGTTGTGCAGCGTGTCTCTTTTGACCGATGTGACAGCTCTTCCGAACCATCAGTATAGTATTGGCGGGTTTCCATCTTCCTCACAACAGTTGACTTATCGCCAATGCTTACAATGGTGTGCGCAGTTGACAGGCACTTGTGCTTTCATGAACGAGGACGGTCAGCTTGTTCTTAAATGGTACGAACAAACAGCCGTCACCGTCACGATGAACGAACGGTACACCAGTGATTTGTTGGAGAATGACATTACAATCACCGGCTTTACCTGTGACGTGAGTGAAGAAGCCGCTTATCTTGCTGGAACGAACGAGTACGCGCTTGATTTGAGTGACTGCGGGTTCCTGACCAACGCCTACGAGGGCGTTTTGAAGGAACTGCAAGCTGCACGCGGCGGGTTTGCCTATCGTCCATATAGCGCCACTATCAAGTCTGCACCGTATTTGTTCCCGCTGGACATGATACGCTACAAGGACAAAGACGGCGTTGTACATGATACCATTGTTACCAACGTTACGCTTGCTTTGAATTGCAACACAGCGATTTCCGGCGCTGGCGAAACGGTCACGAGTTCTTCCTACACGCAGTCTACAAGCGGCGTTACAAGCCAACAGGCGGCAACGGACAGGGCGAACCTTGAGAAGATAAACCAGGCCGCTACGCAGACGAACCAGACCAAGAACGACCTGACGCAGTTCAGGACAGAGTATTCTTCCGACCTTGAAAAGACAAATACCGCCATTGAATCCCGTGTCACGAAGGAAACATACCAAACTGACATGGATGGCGTTTCTACGCGCATCGGTGCAGCGGAAACAAAGATTTCTCAGAACGCTGATGCTATTACTCTTCGTGCAACAAAAGAAGAGCTTTATAGCATGATAACGTTTACTCCTGAAAATGGGTTGGTCGTCACTCGTAGCGACTGGGAAGGCAAAGTTCAAATCACTGGTCAAAACGTACAAGTCATTCGCGGAAACAATAAAGTTGTTATAAACGACAATGGCATAGACATAACGAATGCCTATGGAAGTGTTTCTATATACAGTGATGGCATATCTTTTCACGGCATTCGCAACAGTAAGATTTTTGAATGGCCTTATCAAAAGGATTCTTATGGCAACCCAACAGGAAAATTTACTGCACAAAAAACAAAAATCGATCTTTCGTCCTACTCGTCTGTAATGCTGGTCTATGACACGCATAAAAAAGGAACATGGCTTGCCAGTGGCGGCGGTGCTGGTAGACTTACGGTCGTTCTTCCTGTTAATGGGCAAACGTACTCTTATGCTTATCCGTGGAATACAATTCATTGGAGAACCGTCAAAGTGAGCGACACGGGAATAACGTTTGGCAGCGGAAACGAAAGAACATCGTCATACTCTGGTACAACCATTATCGGAGTATGGTCGTTTAATTTGCAAAATCCGGGCGGAGATGGCGTAGACAAAAACGATGAGGTTTGCCGCCCGTTGGAACTATATGGTTTTATATGAGGTAACTATCATGGAACATTTCAAGTTCAAGTGCAAAGTCGGATTGGATGGTCGATTGTATGGCGGCGGGTGGTGTCATGAAAGTGTTATTCCAAACCCGCTGCCGCCTGATGAAATTCTGTTTGATGACCTTTCAGGAATGACAGAAGGGTTTTATACAGATTATTTGTGGGATGGAATCAATTTGATATACAGCCCCGTACCAACAGCCGATAAGCCTGCTGATACCAAAACAGAAACGGCTTTTACACAAACCAACGAAAATGAAGAGGAGGTAACTTATCAATGAGCTATCAAAAGCAGAACTTTGCAAACGGTGAAGCGCTCGGCGCCCAGCAGCTGAACCATATCGAGGACGGCATTGTTGACCTTGAATCTGCTGTCAATGAAAACAAAGGTGTTGTCGATAAAATCATCGACCCTACCCTCTCCCTCTCCGGCAAGGCTGCGGATGCAAAGGCTGCCGGTGACGCGATTCAGGGCGTAAGGGATGACCTTGCATCGGAGATTTCCCGAGCAGAAGTAGCGGAAAAAGCCAACGCTGACAACATCGCGGCTGAGGTCGAGCGCGCACAAGCCGCCGAAAGCGCCTTATCCACAAAAATCACGGAGGAAACGGAGCGGGCAAAGGCGGCAGAACAGGCGAACACGGACGGAATTGCCGCTGAAGCATCCCGAGCCAAGGGCGAGGAACAGCGCTTAGATGCTGCTATCACTGCTGAAACAACCCGCGCGGAACAGGCAGAGCAGGCGCTGGATACGCGCACCGCAGCCCTCGAATCCTGCGGCTTTGTTGTAGTAAACGGCAAAGTCTGCATGAAATATGTTAAATCCTGAAAGGAGCAAAACACATGGCTGAAACTATGGTAACTGATCCGGTCTATCTGGATCAGACCGCAAAAGACAACGGCAGAAAGCTTGACCAGATGACCGCCGCCCTGCTGGGTATGTCCAGCTCGCTGGGCGTGATCGCGCGGGCACAGACCGGCGTGGTGGAGGAGATGGACTATAACGGCATCAAGGCCGTGGTGGCTGCCGGTAACGCACCGGCGGTTTTTCCGGTCGGCACCCAGCTGGTGAACACCTACACCGCAAAGGACGGCAAAGCCTACGACTGCCCGTGGGACGTGGTAAAGACGGACGATATCGCCGAGGGTGAGACCGGCACCACCGCACCCGCAATGGTGCTGCAGATGCACTACACATCTCTGGAAGATATCCGGTTTTCCGCGTATCAGGCGTTTTTCGTTGTGCCCGAGGCCGGTCTGGTGGCTGGTACTTACAACGTCAAGATGGGTCTTGACTGGGGCACCAACGTCAAGACCGGCACAAGCTACCAGTTTACCCTGACCAAGAACGCACCCGCAGGCGCACGCCTGACCGGCTTCTATAATGCACCGGACGTTGCACCCGCCAACTGGAAGGTGTACGTCTACAAGGATCAGCAGAAGTCTGAGCTGCTGGAGACCTGCAACGTCTCTGCTGGCAGCGCTGGCACGAATCTTGGCACATTTTTGGCAAAGCCCAACGGCAACCTGAATGGCTTGCATCCCGTTGGCTACGGTGACAACCGGTGGCATAAGTCTGCATACCGCCAGTACCTCAACAGCGATGCAGCTGCCGGTGGGTGGTGGACTCCGCAGGATGAATGGGATATGAAGCCCGATCAGGCAGACACCGTGTCCGGCTTCCTTGCGGGCTTCTCCGATGACTTCAAGGCTGCCCTGACCCGCGTGAAGGTCGTGACCTACGGCAACACCGTCACCGATGACGGCAGCGCTGTGGTGACCTATGACAAGATTTTCCTGCCCTCCCTGCAGGAGATCTACTGCTCGCCGCAGGTGTCCGGTGAGGGCACCTACTGGCCGTATTGGAAGGAGCGCACCGGCGCAAAGACCCCGCAGGCTCTGTGGAAGACCTATCCGCTGCGCATCACCCGCGATCTGGCACAGCGCACTGTGGGCCGCGATGTGCGGCTGCGCTCTGCGTATCGTGGCAACGGCTACGATACCTTCGGCGTGTACTCCAGCGGCAGCGTCACCAACTGGGGCGCGATCGGCGCGTATCGCTGCGCCCCGGCTTGCAAGATGACTGCTTTAGGCTAAGGAGGATACAATGGAGATTATTCACAACACCGGAAGCATCAAGACCCGGCAGGAAGAAGAAAACCGCGCGGCAGACCTTGCCAACGCCGTTGCAAAGGTAGAATTCCTTTGCCTTTTGGAGGGCGTTCCGGTAGAGGATACCGTAGAACAGGAGGGCGCATACCATGACTGAGCACAGCAACGGCTATTTTTTAGCAAAGAAAAACTACGACAACGGAATGTGGAGCAAAGCCATGCTGCAAATGCTGGTATCCCGCGACCGACTGACCGTAGCGGAGTACGAAGAAATCACCGGCGAAAAGTATTAAGGAGCAGAGCATGAGACCTATCATGGACGTTTCCCGCTGGCGGGGGAACATCGACTGGGACAAGGTCAAGGCAAGCGGCCTTATCTCCGGTGTGATGCTGCGGGCGCTGGGCAACAGCGCGAAAGACAAGCCCAGCAAGCCGTACATCGACCCCACCTTTGAGCGCAACTACCGCGAGTGCAAGCGGCTGGGCATCCCCTGCGGCGTGTACTACTACTGCAAGGCGGTCAACACAGCGGAAGCTGACGCAGAGCTTGCCCTGCTGCACAAGGTGCTGACCGGCAAGACGGTGCAGTTGCCGGTGGCGGTGGACATTGAGGACAGCTATGTGCAAGCACCGCTCGACAAGCAGACCCTGACCGACATTGCAGCCCACGCGCTGGGCACGGTGGAGCGCTGGGGCTTTTACGTCATGTTATACACCGGGCTTTACTTTGGTCGTGATAACCTGTACATGGGCGGGGCGGCACTCAAGCCTTACGACGTTTGGCTTGCCGCCTACCGCAGCAAGAAGCCTGAACCGGGCTGGCAGTTTGGCTTGTGGCAGTACACCAGCAAGGGCAAGATTCCCGGTGTTGTGGACGCGATACCGGGCAAGATTTCCGGCGTGGACTTGTCTGTGCCCTACAAGGACTACACTAAAATCATCGCAAAGAAGGGTCTGACCCGTCTTCGGGAGGGCAAATGACCGAAAAAGAAGCTTTGCTGTGGGTGCTGGGCATCCTTGGCAGCCTGTGCGCCGCTGCAATCACGATCGACAAGGTGCTGGAAATCATCCATAAGTACATCAAGAAGGCACAGGAGCCGGACAACGCGCAGAACAAGCGGCTGGATGAGCTGGACAAGCGCGTCGGCACCTTGGAACAGGGCCAGCTCCAACACGCGCAGGCCCTTGCAAGAGACCTCCGGCGATTTGACGGCATTGACGAAGAAATGCGCCTTGTCCTCGTTGGCGTGCAGAACCTTTTGGATGCGCAACTATCCGGCAACAACCGGGAAGGTATGCAAAAAAGCAAGACCGACATTAACAATTACCTGCTGAAAGGAGTAACCAATCATGGAAGCAATCCTTAATACCATTCTCACCCCCCTGCCCGCGTGGCTGGCGCTGGTGCTCATCGTTGTGGGCGCTGTTTCGCTTGTGCTGGGGCTTATCCGTCTGGGCTACGGCGCAGCGGTCAAGACGCTGGTGCTCAACCTGATCGATCAGGCTGAAAAAGAGATTCAGGGCACCAAGCGCGGCGCAGAGCGCAAGGCGTGGTGCGTCAAGATGCTGCGCCACTATCTGGACAACAGCCGGTGGGGCAAGCTGGTCTCGTGGGCTATCACCGAAGAGACCATGAGCAAGGCCGTTCAGTTTTTCTTTGACCGCGCAAGAGCAGCCCTGCAAAAGCAGTAAGGAGTATATCATGGCAAGCACTACATACGACCAGAAACGATTTTGCGAAATCAAGAGATGTGGCAAAATAGACCATCTCGGTAACGTCCCCGTAATGGTGCGCAACGCCGGACAGCTACCGCAGCCTTTCTGGCTCGGTGCTGCCTGTGGCGGCGGCTCGTGTAGTGCTGCCCGCTGCGCTGCAAGGGCTTGACCGACAGAGGATGATCGCCGCCATCAAAAGCGCACCGCTTGGGAGGGTAGACCGAAAGATAGCTCTTTTGCGGTACGTTGAGCGGCTCCCGCTGCCGGACATTGCAGCGCAGACACATTATAGCCGGACGGCGGTAGGCTACCGGCTGAAAGGCATTGAAAAAATGCTGGATGTGTGATAACATAATCTTAATTGGGTGCGATTTCTTACGAAACGCATTGAAGCGGCAGGCTTTCGGGTCTGCCGCTTTTCTTTTTGCACGATTTGTGGTATAATAATCATGCAGGAGGTTGCCGTTTATCGGTCACTTCGCTGTATTCGGTTGCTGTATATCAGCCATCGTGTTTTGGCTCAGCTGTCCAGTCTCCCGCCCGCCTACTCACAGTGCGTACCATGCGGGAGCCGTCTTTAGATTTGAAAGGCTGTAGCCTTTGTAGAGAGCGGCATTGCCTGTGGGCAGTTCCGCTCTTGATTTTTTGTCTTATTCGCACTAGTTTTGTCGAAACTCTTGTCTTGCAAGTCAAAACGTGATATTTTATTTTTGCTTCCAATGTGAAGCCCTTAACAGTTAAGCGCTCATGCGGATTTTTCCGTGTGGGCGCTTTTCTTTTTTTATCCTTCGTTGTATCTTCGTTGTCCTTCGCTTTTTGCTGATGCGGTACACTGGATGCAATAGGAGGGATGTTTTATGAGTTATTACCAGACACCCGGAGCGCCATGCGTTTCGCAGCAGCCTGTCAATCCTTACGGTGGCATGGGCACGGTTGGCCTTACCACTTCCCTGCCAAACACGCAGATGCAGCAGGGACAGCCGCAGCTTCCGCAGCCGATGAATGGGCAGCAGCCTGTTCATCAGTCGGCACAGGACGGCGGTTGGCTGCTTGGCAGACCTGTTTCCAGCAGGGAAGAATTTTTGGCAATTCCATCTGATATGTACGGAAGATGGACGTATTGCCCGGATTTGCGTAGTGGGGTCATCTACTGCAAACGTCTGAATCCAAACACTTGTGAATCTGACGTGTTAGAGTTTTACTGCCCGGAAGCATGGCGGCAGATGCAAGCACAACAGGTACAGCAGACCGCTGCACCGACACAGCAATATGTGCCTATTGAACAGTACAATGTCCTCGTGCATCGGCTGGATGAACTGGAAAAGTGGCAGAAGAGCTTCTCTAAGCCCGCTGCCACCGCAAAGAAAGGAGAATAAGCGATGCCCTCTCCATTTGACATGATTACTCACAGCCCTATCATGCAGCTTGCAAATCTGGCTCGTGCCGGGCAAAACCCGATGGGGCTTATCCAGCAGCTGGGTGGGCAGAGCGCACCATTTATGCGCGGTCTAACCCTAATACAAGGGAAAAATGAAAAGCAGCTTCGCACAATAGCGGAAAACCTTTCAAAAGAATATCACATCGACCTTAACCAATTGGCGGGTTCTTTGAACCTGACGCTGCCCCAATAACGCATCCCTCTAAGCGAAACGCTTCTCAGTTTTGCGGACTTGACAAAAACCGCTTTTGTTTGGCTTCGCCCATCGCATACGGCGGTGGGATAGCATACGCAAAACTGAAAGGAGTTTTGTTATGGACGATTTTGCAACTGGTTATCTGGCTGGGCAGGACGGCGGCAATAACAACGGCGGATTCTTCGGCAACGAAGGTCTGTGGGCGGTTATTATCCTCGCCATCATCTTCGGCTGGGGCAACTACGGCAACGGGCGCAACGGCAGCGACAACGGTATGGCGAACTACATCCCGTATCTTGTAGGCACCGGTGCAACCGGTCAGGGCGGCGCAGACACTCGTGCGGCTCTGTCTGAGGGCTTCTACCAGCAGGATACCTCCCGCTCTCTGGCGGGCATCCAGAGCGGTATCTGCTCTCTGGGCTATGACCAGCTGGCGCAGATCAACGGTATCAACGCCAACATCGCAAACGGCTTTGCAGGCGTGAACAGCGCCATCTGTCAGCTTGGCTATCAGAACGCGCAGCTGGTGAACGGTCTGGAACGCAGCGTGTCCAACGGCGACAACGCTATCAGCCTTGCCATCATGCAGGAGGGCAACGCACGGCAGGCTGGCCAGACCGCACTTGCCACGCAGCTGGCATCTTGCTGCTGCGAAAACAAGCAGCTGATCGGCGACCTGAAGTACACCATCGCAACGGAGGATTGCGCTACCCGTCAGGCCATCGCAGACAACGCTCGCGCCATCGTGGACAACTGCAACGCCAACTTCCGCAGCATGATGGACTACTTCACGCAGGATAAGATTGCCACTCTGACCGCCGAGAACCAGAGCCTCAAGTTCGCCGCTTCTCAGGATCGTCAGAATGCGCTTCTGACCACTGTGATGTCTCAGCAGACCGATACCATCCTGAACCGGGTCAATCCTCGTCCGATTCCCGCTTATCAGGTGGCAAACCCCAACGTGGGCGTGAACTGCTGCGGCTGCTAACCAACACACTCCCCGATAACACCGGGTGAACCATCGGGGCAGGGGTAATACACCTCTGCCCCTGATTTTTTAGGAGGAAACTACTATGGCTTGCAAAACAAGCTGCAAACTCTGCCCGCACTTGGTCATCAGTCAGGCGGTCACGTTTGCCGACGATACTCTGACCATCAACATCCCTGCTGGCGCATACCAGAACGGAGAGAAGTATTGTATCGTGGTTGCTCAGAGCTTGCCGGACACGACCACCATCAATGCCCCTGTGGTTATTACCATTGGCGCAGGCACGACCACATACCCTCTGACCGACTGCAACTGCGCTCAGGCGACCGCCGAGAGCATCCACACCCGCACCCGCTACGCTACCCGTGTGGCAACGTCTGCAACCGGCACCGGCACGTTCAAGTATCTTGGCTGCTTTTGCCGTTCCCACGCTGGCGCGCCCGCGTCTATTTCTTGAGGAGGTGTAGATTATGGGCAAGAACAATTTTCGCCGCATGATGATGCTCCGTGACCACGACAAAGACCGTGAGCCGGAGCGTGACCGCCTTGAGGAAGAGCGTGACCGCAGAGAACGCGAGATGGAACGCCGTCTGCGTAAGCTGGAGGGCGGCAACGACCGCCATCCATACTATCCGCAGGAGGAGAACCGCTACATCGACCCCTACCCTATCCCCCGCTACCCTAACGTAGAGAATGGGCGCAGAATGCCGCAAATCGGCTTCTCGCAGAACGGAGACTGGGACAAGCGGTCTAGTCAGTATGAACGTGGCGGCGCAGACAGCCGCTCCATCAAGATGCCGCGCCAGCACATTACCCACGATGAAGCGGAGGAATGGTGTGACAGCATGGTGAACGCTGACGGCACAAAGGGCTGTCACTGGACGCTGGAACAGACACAGGACGTTGCGAAACAGCGTAATATCACCTGTGACCCGAACGATTTCTGGGCTGTTATGAACATGATGTACTCGGATTATTGTCAGGTTGCAAAGCGTCAGTCCGTTGACACTCCGGGCTTCTACGCTGACATGGCAAAGGCGTTCCTTGAGGACGCAGATGCCGCAGATGGCAAGGCATATCTCTACTGGGATTGCATTGCTGATAAGTAAAACAGAAGAGGGGATTTGTCCAAAATTGGACAGACCCCCTCTTTATTTACTATCAACGCTGAAAATTCAGCCGCCAATTCATCCTAAGTCAATCTGGTCTTTCGATGCTGCAACGGACAGGTTATAGATGTACTCCCCTGCCGTAAATCCGTGCTTGCGGGCTTCTCTCGTAACAAACGTCCGCTCGCTGTCGCTCATAAGGATTGTGATTCGCTTGCTGCGTTTTCCGTCACCCTTCTGCCCCTGATGGGAAGTGTAAGGCTGAATCTCCATCGTGCGCTTTGCATCGTTGACGGACAGGTTGGTAAGTGCAATCATAATCTGCTGGTTCTGCTGAACGATGGCTTGCAGGACTTCCGTGTTCTTCATCAGCACTTGCAAGATTGCATCGTCCTGCGTGTCGGGCTTGTTCTCCTGCGGGTTCATACTGTAAGAACCAGTCTTGCGAAGCGTAGGAAGAACATCGTGCGTTACCCATCTCTTAAAACGGCGAAGCTTCTCAATTCTTTCTTGAACCTCGATGGGGTACGCATTTGACACCCCATCTTTGTTTGCTCGTTGCGGTTGCATTGCAAAGAGAAGAGCGTATAGCCCGGATTCGTTTATAACGGTTACAGTTTGCTCACGTCCAAGAGAATCTTTTATTTTCAAGGAACGCTTATCACAATCATCAATCCGTCCAATGCTTCTATTGTGGTTCTTGTCCTGAAACGCATTACATACATCCCTGCCGACAAACCAGTACTCTCCGTTTTTCACAAACGTTCTGATTGAGCCAAACTCTTCGTTCTTAAAGATTTGAAGCGCGTTTCTGTTATCCATCATATCCTCCATATTCAACTGTTTAGCATCTTTCATTCCGGCTTCATACGCCTTGTAAGTGATTCGAGATAACGCTTCCGCAATCTCGTAATCATCCTTATTGAGCGGACGGCCATTGCTGTTTTTCTTGAAGTTTTCAAGAATTTCTTCTTTCGTTGCTGGAATGTTCATGGTTTTACCCGAAAACGGCTTGTAAGAGGTCGCTTCGGATGATATAATGGATTTATCCGAGAGCAATCTCTGGTGTTGAATAAGGCGTTGACTATTCTTTTGCAGGGAGCGGTCAATGCCTTATTTTTTTATTCTTCACTCGCCTTTTCAGCAACAAGCTGAATCCCACGTTTAACAACTTCCGTTTTCGTTATCCCCATTTTTTCAGCGCATTCCTGCACTTCTTTCATTTCCTCTGGGGTCAATCGAACTTCAAACCGTTCAGTCTTTTTGCTATCAGTAGGGCGACCCAAACGCGGACACATACCAACACCTCACTTTTTGTCCGTACAAACATTGTACTATATGTCCGTACAAAAGTCAATACCTAATGCCGGAAGATGCAGTTTGCAGGTATATCGTGTTTCACGACCTACCTCAATCCTCCAAGAAATCCTCCAACTCAATCTTCCCGTCTGCCGCTGCAACGGCTAGGGCGTAAACGAACTGTCCAATCGTCATTCCGTGCCGTCTGGCTTCACGGTTGATGTACTTGCGCTCTTCCTCGCTCATAAGGATGGTAATGCGCTTTGAACGCTTGCCATCGCCACTTGCAACGCCTTGATGCGATTCCGGCATCGGGATTTTTTTCTTTGTCAGACCAGCTTCGGATAGTGCGCCGGGAACATCGCCCTGTTCGATAAGACGTTGAACTTCTTTCGCCTGTTTCAGTTTCTTTGGCTTACTTTCGCTTACTATGGCTTTGCTCGGCTGTGTTTTGCTGTCTTTAGCTTGCTTCGGCTTAATACTGCTTAACTGCGCTTCATTAGGCTGTACATGGCTGTCTGTGGCTTCACTAGGCTTAATTAACTCTCGTTCGGCATTACTCGGCTTTGCTTGGCTTACTTCTTCTTCCTTTGGCTCACTTCGGCTTAATACCTGTTCCGAAAAAATAGGCTGGAAATCAAATCCGCCAAGCAAACCTGAGGATTTTTTGCTGGTTGATTTCATTCTGTTTCCTCCATCCGTGCGCCGCAATTTGGACAGTAGTGGTAAAGTTCCGGTGCAGCAGATGCTTGACTAGGGAACTTACAGTTAGAACATACCCAAAAAGCATCGTCTAAGCAAATACTTTCTATCCAATGGCCGACAGGTCGCAAAGAATCTGTATCGTCTTTCAATTCTCTTAATCTTTTAAGCGCATCCTCTAAAGCAGGATTATCGCCTTCTTCAAGAAGCCTGTTTCGATAATATTCCATCAAGGGAGCAACATCTACAATCTTCTTGCTCATTTTGTATCCCCCTCTACAATTTTCTGCGCTAATGCCTTGAAGTCCTCTGCACTGGTACTTTTTGCCGTGTCACCGCTAAACAGGCTGTGCCGCTCTGCCTGAGCCTTACGAACGCCCATAGACGGTCTAATCTTCACGTTCAACAGGGTTGTCCCCATGCTTTGTGCAATTACAGGGAGCTGCTCTACGACCTCTTTGGATAGATTCTCACGGCTCTTGTACTGGTTCAGAAGCAGACCTTCAATCTTCAATTTCGGATTGAAGTATCTGCGAACATCGCCAATGGTCTGCGAAAGCTGGCTCAAACCAGCCAGTGCGTATCGGTCTGCTGTGATGGGAACGATGATGCTGTTGGCAGCGATCAGCGCGTTCACAAGCGCAAGGCCAAGCTGCGGGGGAGTGTCCAGCACAATATAATCGTACTGCCAGGACACGCTTTCAAGGGCTTCTCGTAGCCGGAAGTTCTTGCCAATGTCCCGAACCATCTGTTCATCGATGTCCTTCAATGCGCTATCAGACGGAAGAATGTCACCAGCTTCACAGTGCTGGATTCCTTCCTCGACCGTTCCTTGCTTGGTCATCACATCGAACAGAGTGCATACATCCTCCGTCTGTGCGCCGTAGGTGTCCGTTGCGTTGCACTGGGCATCGCAGTCTACCAACAAGACCTTCTTTCCAAGCAGCTGCAATGCACCAGCCAGACAAGTGCTTGTGGTAGTCTTGCCTGTGCCACCCTTCTGGTTGGCGATAGCTATGATTTTTGCCATTTTATCCTCCAAAATCTACAAAATAACCGTTATAAATGAACTCTTTCGCCGCTTTACCAGCTTCAATTAAAAGCTTTCCGGCTTCAATCGCTTCGTCAGGCGTTAGTTCGCTGTAACTTCTTTGCGGTAAAACTCTTACAGAAGCCTGATTTCCATGATGATTGAACCGAAACTGATAATCGAACTTCTTTTCAAGGTCAAGTTCCGCTTTATTCAGAACGGAGTAGTGAACTTTTGCCATTTTATCACTCTTTCTTTTATTCGCTATGTCTGACTACTTCAAGAAGCTATCGTCAAACGTAGCATAATCATCAAGGTCTGTCTTTTCAATCGTCTTAAACAAGTAGCCGCCCGGATTCGTTAACGGCTCTTTTCTCTCTGCTTCGCCATCGACAATAATTATTCTGTAAGCATTCTCAACAATGTTCGCAACAGCGTCTTTCTTTTTGTTCTGTTTTATATTGGGGTATTTGTCCTTGATACGCTTCGCAACAGACTTTGCAATCTCGATGCACTGCTTATCCGTAAGCGTTGGTGCGATAGATGCCCAATCCACATCCTCATATGCGCCCCTGCGAGCCTTTTTAACAGGCCTTTGGCTTTCTGGAACATCTTTTAAAGACGAACCACTAACCTCGCTCGATTCAGCGTCTATGACCGGCTCCGTATGCTGATGCACGTTAAACTTCACTGACACAACCTTATGCCCAATAATGACACGTTCATAATCGACCTGCAAGTCAGACAGTTCGTTGATTTCCTTTACGGCTACGTCAAGCACACGCTTTCGTAAATACCGATATTCGTTGTAGCTTGGTTCATTCGCCCCTAGCTGCTCTCTCAGCTTCTCAACTGTGATTTCAGGCGTTTTTATTCCTCGACCTATCATGTCACGCAAGATTGAGTATAAAAGGATGCTGTACTGTGATTTCATACTTGCCGTGTACCGCAGACGATATCTAACATATCCTTTTTCTGCGATGTCAAAGAAAACGGGACGCAGTTTCGGATTGCAGCTAAGCGTGATAAAAAAATTCGCCAGCTTGTAATCGAACTCGACAGATGCTTGGTCAAACAGGGGATAGATATCATAAGAACCAGCTTTATCACCTCTAGGAACTTCCACAGAGTTGCTGACAAAGTGTTTGACCTGCGCTTTCAAATTCCTTGAGTTGATTTTGATGTCCAAGAAGTCGCAGTATTCTTTCAGCGTGAACCTGACCGCTGACGTTTCAGGGTCACGAGGATTGATTCTTGATAGGTATACTTCCAACAGACGAAGTTCGCCAGCCGTGTAGTCTCTAAACTTTGCCCACACAAGAGGTCGGCTCTTCTCAATCAAATTACCACCTTTGATGTCTGACACTTCACCACTTCCTTTCCGTTTTTATCTCTACAGCCATTATACCACTGTAACGAGGACAAGTCAACACGTTCCGTCCTCGTTCATCCACAATCCGTCCTCGTTTGCGGAATATTTTGTCCTCGTTCGTCCACATTCCGTCCTCGTTCGTCCATTTTTTGTCCACGTTCTTACTATATATAAAACAAGAGTTAAAACAAGATATTAAAATATCTTCTACTAATAGCAAGTAGTAGAATTTTCCACAAAAACTTTTCTTTCCTCTCTTTCTTTGTGGAAAACGGCATCAAATTCCTTGCTGGATAAGACAAGCACGATAAAATTCAACGGTAAACATAGCTTTGCGTTAGGTATACCAAACGTGGACGGATTGTGGATAGGTGTACAAAAAGTGAATGGAAAGGTATACCTAATCTGCACGATGGGGGACAGATTGACAAACTATTCAAGCACAAGCAGCAGATTAACGATAACTCGTTATTTATTCCGCGTGAATTCTGTCGATTTACAGACTATGGGGGACGGAATGACAAGGTAAATTTGCCCGATAAGTGTACAAAAAGTGGATGAACGTGGACAAAATATTCTTCAAAAACTGCGATAATTCGACAATCAGCCACTTATATTATTGGGATTCACGGTATAGGAATCGTTGGACTTCATGGCTGCTTCCGTTCCAGCATCCTGCGCCTGATAGAGAATTTCCATCTTTGGGGCGGTTCCGTTCGGGTCTGGGTCTGTTCCGGTAGCCTGTGCCATCTCATAGCTACCAGACACCATCCGGCAGACAGCGACCCTGTCCTTTAACGGCGTGTGGAGGTTTGCCAGAATCTCCGTCAGCACACCGATGTGGTCTGAGCCGTGATCTCCGTACCGGATGTACAACAGGGCATCTATCTCGTAAGACGAACACTCCATCATAGCATCTATGAGAATCTGCCGTTTCTCCAAATCGGAAAGGTCATCCTCAAGGTGCTCAAGTAGTCCCGGATGAATACAAGCGTCCATGTATCGATCAGCCGACACACCGCAGCAGGTAAACCAGCGCATAGCCATTGGCAGGGAAATGGCTGCCAGACCTTGCTCCCAATTTGCTATCGTGCCACGATTCACGCCCATTTTTGCCGCTAACTTCTGCTGGCTCAAGCCGGAACGCATTCGAGCTATCTCTAATGCTTTGGCTGTTCTTACTAAATATTCATCCATAAATTCTCACTCCTTCAACAAAATCTGGCAAAACTGCTGGATTCGACAAGCCAAAAAATGGAAAAAGCTGCTATGGAGAACCAACAGCAGCCTGTGTTATAACTGTACCATCGAAAAAACAATCAAAACAGGAGGTAACAACATGATTATCATTGACGGAATGCCCGCATCTGAACCGAACGAAAACAAAACGCCGAAACCGTGGGAGGGTTAGTGTATGAACCAAATTGACACCATGCTCATTCCCTATGCCCGTCAGACCGCTTTAAAGCTGGTCTACAACCTCGCAAACAACGATGTTGATAAGTTTGCTTACGAAGAAGCCAAAGGCGTTCTGGAACGCGCCATAGCCGCCTTAGACGATGGGCGAGACCCGGCAGACAACATCGAACGCATTGACGGACAGCTCGTAGAGCTGTGAAAGGAGAAGAAAATGGACTTTACGAATGGATTCTATAAAGCCGAGAACCCTGTCGTTCTTGAAGAAGTGAAAACTTTCCTCCAGTCAATGGAACGGCGTGGAGCAACCGTAAAAGACTTGGACGATGCCATTGTGCAACTAAACAATGTTTCGCATAGCATCAGCACAAACGCTCTCGTCAAAGCAGATGTGCTGGACGATTTACCGGATAACCCTTTTCGTTCCATACTCAACGGAATGTTACAAAGCAAAGGGTAACTTGAACTTGATGTGGCTCTTAATCATTGTCATCGCAATTTTCGGCTTCCCTGATGTGAAGTAATGGATGTGAAGAAAACATTCGATTTTTACAAAGTTGTTCAAAAGACATTGACTTGACAACTAGAAGATGTATAATCGTATCAAATGAACATCTGCACTTACCGATCGGGAGGATATGCCACAATGAGTGAACAGGAAAGAGCCAAGATTGACCGATTTATTGCATGGCTGCTGGAACACCCGGAAAAGATTCCGGCTGCAAAAGAAGTAATAACCAACTCATGACAAAACCCCTTGCGCATAAGGCTACCGAAAGCCCGGCGCAAGGGGTTTTATTTGTACCGGGTCAATCCTTACAGACTTTCATCAGTTTTAAGAACCGGCTAGAATCGGAATTTACAGTTTCGCTTCCGTGATGCCCATCTTCATACGTCACATAAAACGTGACGCTGGTTTTAGATTTTGCGGATGCTGCACCGTAAACAGCACCGGGCAAACCGGCAATTGAACCGCCAACAGCGGAACGGAGTGCGGCGCTTCCGGCCTTCTTGCTTTCACCAGAGCCTACAATCTTTGCGGACACAGGTGTTTCGTACATTTTTGTTTTGAGCTTTTCTCTTTCAAGAAACATATCGTATCCGCGTTTACCTTTTATCAACATCATAGCCCCAATGGCTGCAACGATTAAAAAGGCGGTTGAAGAATACATAAGGAAAATAAATGAAGCAACCAAGAAAAGCGCACCGAAGGCAAATGAAAACCTATCACCCATGTGAGAGCTTTTGTCGTTCAGCAGTTCTTCTTTGCTAAATTTCTTTTTGCTCATGCCGTCACCTCACATAGTTCTGATAAGCTTCATCAAAGCTTCACGCTTTTCTTTCGGCATCTCTACTAGCTTCTGCTCAATCCATTTGATATCCGCGTCAACTTCGCTTTGCGGCTGCTGGGGCGGGCTTTCTTTTTGGTTGCCAGTAAGAAGGTAGTCAACCGACACGTTGAAATAAGCTGCAATCTTAGAAAGAACCTCTGTGGACAGGCTTTTGGTTCTTCCGGCTTTCAATTCGGAAAGAAAACTGCGGCGAATCCCAATGTTACTGCAAAGGGTTCCATCTTTAATGCCCTCTTTTTCGCAGAGTGAATGGATGTTGCTGTACAAGTCCGACATAAGAATGCTCCCATATTTGTGCAAGTATACAAATGCACAGAATTTTGTACAAAAGAGTTGACTTGTACAGAAGCCTGTACTATAATACAGACATGGGCAGTACAGAACACTGTACAATATAAACTCTCTACACCCTTATATTAGTACAGTTTTCCGTACTTGTCAATAGATTTTAGCAAATGGAGGTGGAATTTTGAAAGAAAACTTCCGTTCTGGCTTTGAGCTGGAAGTGAAGATGAAGCTGTTGCAGCGAGGTATGAAGCAAACGGAGCTGATTCAGGCGGTTCAAAGCGATACTGGATTGTTCCTTGATGATTCGTACCTCTACAAGATTCTTCGTGGTGAACGAAAGCCAGAGAAGATTATCCAGAGTATTTGCAAGATTTTGGAGATTCAGGATTCGAGTGAGTAAGAAAGGAGAAAAGATGCGCCCAATTTTGGGGAGATGTTCTTTGAAACCACTGTGACGTTCTAAGAGCGGTGGACAACCTCAAAGGGGATGTGCGCAAAATTGCGCAGATAGGCCAGCAAATCACAAGAAGTGATTGAAAGATGAAGATGAGGTGTGTCAGACACCCCTCACCGACCCATCAGCAATGCCGCTGATGTTTATGCCAGTCTTGATGAGGATGAAAAGGGGGTCGGTCAAACTGACACCCTTGGCGGTATTCAGCGGAAAGACTTGATCCAGATGAGCTGACCCGAATTACTCTCGTGTCAGGTAGTCAGAATCGTGAAAGGAGAAAAAATGAACGACATAATCTTATCTACCCAGAACGGTGAGCCGGTAGTGTCCAGCCGCCAGATTGCAGAAAGTTTCGGTAAGGAACACAAGCACGTTCTGGATGCCGTAAAAAATCTCGTAGCCGAAAATTCGGCTGCGAAATCCATGTTCCACGGAACCACATTTGAAAATCGTGGTAAACAGTACCCCATGTATCTTATGAACCGAGACGGCTTTTCTCTGCTGGCTATGGGCTTTACAGGCAAGGCTGCTCTTGAGTGGAAGCTCAAGTACATTGCGGCGTTCAACGAAATGGAGAAAAAACTGACCGAACAGCCGCCGCAGCTCACCCGCTCGCAGCTTCTCGCAACCGCACTGATCGCAGCGCATGAGGAGCTGGAAGAGAAGGACAAGCAGATTGCAGAGCTTACGCCGAAGGGCGTTTTTGCTGACGCGGTGAGCGCAAGCAAAAAGAGCATTTTGGTTGGCGAAATGGCGAAGCTGCTGTCTCAGAACGGCATTGACATCGGTCAGAACCGTTTGTTCGACTGGCTGCGCCGGAACGGCTATCTCATTAAAGACCCGAAACGAAGCGACTACAACTTGCCTACGCAGCGGAGTATGGAAATGGGGCTGTTTGAAATCAAAGAGACCACGATTCAACACAGTGATCACATTTCCATTAACCGCACTCCTAAGATTTCCGGTCGCGGCCAAGTCTACTTTGTAAATCTCTTCTTGAAAGCAAAGAAGAACCAGAAAGTGGAGGACTGAACATGGAACAAATCATCACCTTAAAGGTAGACCTTGAATACCCGGAAGAAGCGCACCACGCCATTGACGAGGCAGTCAAATCCTACGAAGAGGATAAGCTAAAGTGGGCGGAAGCGGAAGTCTTGGAAGCGCAGAACTCAGCAATGCGCATTATGAGCCGACTGTGCTTGGACGGATACAGCATCAGCTGGCACGAGATTGAAAGCTATGGGATTCATTCGATTGGCGTGTTCATTGAATTGGTAAAGGGCAAAAAGACGAATTGCACTTGCTCTATCAGCACATCCAAGTGGAACCTGTGGATTGCCAAGTGCGTCTGCCTGTGCCGGGCTACCGGCATGGACGTGCCCGATTTCATAGTCAAAAAGGCTGGTGAATGCTGGTGACGTGCTTTTACAAAGCGCCAAGCCGAAAGCGGCGGCTGAAACTGGCAATGGCTGCTGGCGTATCCAGAAACGATGCCAACAATGTGCTGTGGATGGAGAAAATGCTGAACCAGTGCTTTGAACGGCACAACAGAGAAGCAAGGCTGAAAGAGGAGATGCAGCGTGGAAGAAAAGTATTGTGAGCGCTGCGGGCTGTATCTTGGCGTTGTAAGACCTACAAGACGGTATTGCAAAGAATGTGCAATATTGGTTCAAAAAGAAAACCAGACCGAACGCCGTGCTCCGTATGGCGTTGTTCCATGTGAATGGTGCAAAAGACCGATGCGCAAATTATATAAGAATCAAAAATACCATAAGAGATGCGCAAACACCGTAAAGCGAAAAAAGACCGCAAACTGGTGGAAGGAACACCCGGACTACATCAGAATTTCTTCCGATGAATTTAGACGGCAAGGAAATGCAACGAAAGAAAAGCCGAAGTACAGCCTTAAACAGGTAAACGACAAGGCAAAAGAACTTGGAATGAGTTATGGGCATTACAGCGACTTGCTTGCACAAGGAAAGGTAGACCCTCCCGATGAACGGTAAATATTACGGCAAGCTGGAAATACGCTGGCACAGCCGGGAGAAAGACCGGTTGGAACACATACACAATAGAAAGGACAAAGATGAAAGCACTGGTAGAAATCGTCCTGATCTGGGGCGTTGTCTTAGCAATGGTTCTCGCAGCGTTCCTGCTGAACTTTTGGCTGATTCGCCGAATTGACCTTCTGGTTGGCGTAGATGCAACGCGGGCAATCATCGCGGTTGGCGCTCTGATGGCAACCATCTGGATTTTCGGGCATAATGTCACAAAATCATGACACTGGCAGAAGCAATGCAAGCGAGAAACATCCGGCTGTGCGATCTAAGCAGACAAAGCGGCGTTTCAAGACCTACATTGGATGGCATTCTTGGTAAAAAGAAAGTATTTAGCAAGACCGGAGTGCGAACGGAAACACTTTTAAGGCTCGCAAAAGTGCTAGACGCTGACATAGCCATTGATGGAACGAAACCATATTACTTTGAACTTACATTAAGGGGATGAAGAAATGAAAACTTTGAAAGGAATGGCGCTGTCCATGCTTGGTCTGGTCGCGGCAATCGCGGCAGTCGGGTGCGGCGATGCGATTCAAGGATGCCATACCACAGCGCAGATGCTTGGCTGGGTGTTCGTATCCTGTGGGCTTCTCACAACAGCTATTGTCTTGTGTGCGCTGTCTGTCAGTGCAGAAGAGGACGAACGCAGCGAGCGGGAATGCCACAAAATCAAGCGTGTAGCCCACCACACAAACGAGTGGAGGGATGCCCAGTGAAATGCCCGATGTGCGGTAGTGACAACACTACAACGGTGGACAGCCGGTCTGACCATGACAGCATTGTTCGCCGGAAGAAATGCCTTGCCTGTAACCACCGCTGGTCGACCATCGAAATCGACAAAGACCAGTGGTACAGTGCGTTGCAAATCAAAGAGGAACGTAAGAGAGGGAGACCAAAAGATGATTAACCTTGACAGATTTGGTGGCGTGACCGAACCGGAGGACGGCGTGTATTTCCTAACCCGTGAGCAGGAAGCGGAAGCCAAAGAAGCCGACCGTCTGGCTGAGATTGAGGACTTGCAGTCTGAAATCGAGGACAGGGAAGCGGAGTTGAAAGAAATGCACGCACGGCTGGAAGAACTGCTGGCTGGCTGATTTTTGTACAACCAAGTTAAGCCAAAGTAAGAACAATGAAGCCTAATGAAGCCGAGAAAGGAAAGAAAAAATGGCAGTATTAGTGATGGTCTACGGTCACTCCGGCAGCGGCAAGTCCGCTTCGCTTCGGAACTTTGACCCGGAACAGGTTGCGGTTATCAACGTGCTTGGCAAGCCGCTGCCGTTCCGTAGAAACATGAAAACCTATATCACAAACGACTACGGCAAGATTGATGCCGCAATCCACAGCACCAAGCGTAAGTCCATCGTCATTGACGATGCCACATACCTTATGACAGGCGAGTTCATGCGGAACGCAAAGGTCGCTGGATACCAGAAGTTTACCGACATGGCAGCTAACTTCAACGCTCTGCTGATGCGGGCGAAGGAACTGCCGGACGATGTTGTGGTCTACTTTTTCGGTCACAGCGAGCGTGACGGAGACGGTGGCGAGAAGTTCAAGACCATCGGCAAGCTGCTGGACGAGAAGGTTTGCGTGGAAGGGTACTTCACCATCGTTCTGAAAACCGTTGTGCAGGATGGGCGATACCTGTTCAGCACTCGCAACGATGGCATGGACACCGTGAAAACCCCGCTTGGGATGTTCAACGATGCGCTGATCGAAAACGACCTCGCCGCCGTAGACAAGACCATCCGTGAGTATTACAACATCCCGGTTCAGCCGGATAACAAAGGAGAGTAACAGATGAAGAACATCAACTGGAATGACGTGCAGGAAGCCACCGAGCGCCGTGACCTGCCTGTTGGCGGCTATGTTGCCGGTATCTGCAAGGCAACGGACGAACCCGCAAAGGAGCGCCTGAACATCGAGTGGGAAGTAGCAGAGGGCGAGTTTAAGGGCTACTGGCGTGAGCAGACCGCTTCCCTTATCGAACGTGGCAAGCTGAATCCGGGCGAATGGGCATGGGGCGGCAAGACAATCAAGAGCTACAAAGAGAAGGCGCTGCCCTTCTTCAAGGGCTTTATCACCGCTGTGGAGCAGTCAAATCCCGGCTACAAGTTCAATAACGATGAAAAGACCCTGCGCGGAAAGCTGGTCGGTGTGGTTCTCCGTGAGGAAGAGTACATGGGCAACGATGGAAATATCAAGACGAAGCTCGTCGTTGACCGATTCACTAGCGTAGACAAGATTCGTTCCGGTGACTATGAGGTCAGACCGAAGAAAACGCTGGCTGTCTGGTCTGGTTCTGGATACTCGCAAGGTGGGAACGATGACTTTTCTGTGATTGAAGAGGACGGTTCGCTCCCTTTTGATTAACGGTTACGCTACCGGGACAAAAGGCGAGAAAGGAACTGATGGAAGAACTTTGGAAAGACATTCCGGGATATGAAGGGCTTTATCAAGCATCAAATCTCGGAAGAATCAGAAGTGCGCCGGGTAAAACAACGTCTTCTGCAAGGTATAAAGTTAGAGTTTGGAAAGTAAGAATTATTAAGGCAAAGACAGAAAGAAGATGCCGAAATTCAAAAGGCAAAATGGATGAACGAGTTGAACTTTGGAAAAATGGGACACACAAAATATAAGAGCTACGCTATCTGGCTGGACGGGCGTTTGGAAAGATGAAACACTTGGGCGACATCACAAAGATTCACGGCGACAAGATAGAGCCTGTGGACTGCATCACATTCGGCAGCCCGTGTCAGGATTTGTCTATGGCAGGAAAAAGGCTTGGATTTGACGGCAACCGTTCCGTGCTGTTTTTGGATGCCGCAAGAATCATTAAGGAAATGAGGATAGCAACCAATGGAATGTATCCAACTTTCGCTGTTTGGGAAAACGTACCCGGAGCATTCAGTTCCAACGGCGGCGAAGATTTCAGAACCGTGCTGGAAGAACTTGCCCGAATCGCACAACCAGACGTTTCAATTCCTCGACCTTCGGGTAGGGGGGGCAGATGGAGCAAAGCCGGAGCAATCGCCGGAGACGGATGGTCTTTGGCATGGAGACAGCTCGATGCTCAACACTGGGGAGTCCCCCAACGCCGAAAGAGAATCGCTCTTGTCGTGGATTTTGGAGGACAACGTGCCGCAGAAATACTATTTGAGCGCACGAGCCTGTCAGGGAATCCTGACGAAAGCATCAAGGCGTGGGAAGTCACTCCCGGAAATTCTCAGGCAAGCCCTTCTGGATGTGATCGAACAAGCGAAAAAGTCATCTATGAATGCAAGGGGAAACGGCGATAGCAAAATCGCGCCAACCGTAACAGGCGACCACGAAAACCGCATCACGGACTACACGGCTATCGCTATCGAACGTAAGACCTTCAACGAACAGTCGTTCAGTGGCTACAAAGAAAGCGACAAATGCTCAACTCTGAGAGCGAAATCCGGGAACATCGGCAATGGCAGCGAGTGTCTGATCGCAGAGAAAGCCATCCGTTGGATTGTCCGCCGCTTGACCCCTGTTGAATGCGAACGGTTACAAGGATTTCCTGACAATTACACCAACATTGGTGACTGGACGGATAGCAAAGGAAAGAAGCACAAATACGCTGACAGCCCACGGTACAAGGCTCTAGGCAACTCTATAGCCTTGCCGCAGTGGTTCTGGTTGGTGCAGAGGATGCGTCCTTACCTGAAAGAAAAGCCTACGCTGGGCAGTCTGTTCGATGGTCTGGGCGGTTTTCCTCTGGTCTGGCAAAGAGCATACGGTGAGGGAACCGCACGGTGGGCAAGTGAAATTGAAGAGTTCCCGATGGCTGTAACAAAAAGGAGATTTGGCGAAGAATGATTACCTGTTGTCTCAACTGCACATCACGCCACACAGCTTGTCACGACACCTGCGAGAAGTACAAGGCAGAGAAGAAAGACTTCGAGGAGCGCAAGGCATTTGTGTATGAACCGAACCACAGCCAGAGCGTGTACCACCGTGACTACGAGGACAAACACCGGGAACGTGGCAAGAAGCGGTTTCTCGGAAGTGAATTTAGAGGTGAACGATAATGCAAGCAAGGGATAAACGGATTCTTAATTTGCTTTCAGAAAAAGCTGAAAAGGGCGATAAGCAAGCGCAAGCTGTGCATGACTACCTTATTCCCATTTTTGAACAAGCCGATAAAAAAGATGCCATCAACAGAACGGAAAGAACACTCAATGAAGATAAGTGCCATTTGGAATGGCTGAAAAAAGAGCAGGCATCGCTTCCTGAAGCCAACATTTACTCTGATGACGCCAAAACCCATTTAACTATTCGCAAAAGCTATGAATACCATTTGGCGATTCAGCGATATGAAAGAATCATCCCTGAACTCAAAGAAAAACTTGCCAAACTGCAAGCTGAATACGATGCGGAGTATGGCGCATGAACACCGGCAAGCAGTTTGAAGCAGACTTCAAAGCATCCATCCCATCCGATGCGTGGTGCTACCGCCTGAAAGACAGTGCTGCCACCTACTACGGCGGCAACGAGAACCTGTCCTTTTCCATCGACAACATCTGTGACTTCCTTGTGTACCGATACCCGATGAACCACTTGTTTGAACTGAAAACCATCGAAACGCCCTCTATCCCTCTGGAAAAGGTGTTCGGCAAGTACGATAAGGCAAAGTGCAAATACCGCAAGGAAAAGCACATCACTGATATGGTGGAAGCAATGGGGTACAGCGGTCAGACCGCCCATGTGATAGTCAATTACAGGGCGGTCAACCGAACCTTTGCGATTCCTGCCAGCAAGGTTCTGGCGTTCCGTTACAACGAGAGCCGCAAGAGCATCCCTTGGCAGTGGGCAGAGCAAGAGGGGATAGAGGTCAAAGCAAAAAGGCTACGTGTCCATTGGCGGTATGACGTGGATGGACTGTTAAAGAGATTGGAGAAAGAGAATGATAATGGTATGCGATAGATGCGGTGAAACATTTGAATATCCAGAGTTCTCCATAAGTGAGAGGACACAAAGAGTAGAAAACAATTCTATTTGCAGATGCATTACAAAGAAAAATAGGAAAATTTTTATCTATTCAGATGACCCGTTTTTTCTTTGCCCCTCTTGCATGGCAAAGCTGAACGACTGGCTGAAAGGAGAACAAAAGTGAGTAAGAAAGTTTCAGACATTCTGCCCAAGACGGAAATCTTGGCACAGTTGGCAGAAGAAGCGTCCGAGTTGGCACAGGCTGCGTTGAAGCTGCGCCGGGCGCTTGACGGAACGAACCCGACACCGAAGAGTGTTGAAGAATGTTTAGAAAATATGCAAGAAGAAATGGCGGATGTTTTTGTCTGCCTAACCATGTTTGGCAAGTCCGCTGAAAGAGACGGAATCTTGATTTATAACAGGTACATGGAAAAGGTTATCAAAATCGAAGATGAAAAAGAAGCCCGTTGGCTCTCTCGCCTTGAAGCAAAGGAGAATAAAAATGGCTGAATATCATGTTGGATGCGGGATGTTTGGAAATGTCTACGCTGGGACTTATGCCCCACCCCGCAAAGATGGATTGCGGGTATGGCGTAACAAGTCAGATGTGACAAGCGAAGCTATCGAAGCAGTCATGGGGCATTTCATTATTGAAATGGAACGTGACGATAAGAACAAAATTCAAAAATTATGGGGGGTTCGTGGCGGCAAAAAGTTGAAAATTACGTTTGAGCTTTCCACGGACGAGGAGCAGTCAGATGAATAAATTCGGAAATTGCCCCCTGTGCGGAAAACAGGTCAAGCCGACCAACCTCCGCAAAATCGCACGGCAGAACCAGTTGTACGGATTCCGCATGGCTCTGGATGGCATCGCTGCCACATGGGGCGCACTGATTCAGAACCTTCGGTGCGATGCAGACCTGACCGATGAACAGGTACAGAAAATCATCCGTATCGGCGACAGGTATTGGGAGATGGTCGGCAAGTTCAAAGAAGAGGACATGACGCCTGACGAGTTTGCGGATTACATCACAGCAAAGTCAGAACAGGTTGAAAAAGAGCTAAGAGAAAGGTGGAGCTAACAATGTTTGAATTTGCAACTTGTTGGCTGGTCTGCCTAGCCATGCTGGCGTTGGTGATTCAGTCCGAACGGACAATCAAAAACGCAGCGGAAAACCTGTTTTAAGAACGTCAGACAATGCTTGTCTGGCTGTTCGTCAACGTGTGTCTGGTCGTTTGTACGGCTGTTGTTATGGGGTGGAAATGATGGACAACGAACTTTATTGCCCGATGAAGATGACCAGCAATCCGCTTGGTCGGTGCGTATGCGAGAAAGAAAAGTGCGCTTGGTGGCGGCAGTTGAACAACTGCTGTTCCGTTTGGTGGATTGCACGGAAGCTAGACAGCATCGAAAATAAGATGAAGAGGTGATAACTCTTGGCAACACCCCCGAAGCGTGGTCGTGGCAGACCGCCGCTGACCGAAGCTGAAAAGAAAAAGCGTGAGAAGCGGGCGCAAAAGGCGAAAGAAGAAGCCGCTGCGAAGCGCGAGAAAGAGCGTGAAAAGAAGAAACAACAGATGCTTAATAAGCGGAAATCTATCCGCTCACAGGTAAATAAAAAGGTGAAAGAACAGCAGGAGTTAGCAATCACGAGATCTAAGATGATGAACACTGGTGATTTGCAGTCAAGAATCGGTGATGAAGAGGACAAAAAGGTTATCGGCATGATTGCAGCCAAGTATTTTGGCGACCTTCCGAGCGTGGACATGAACAACCCGATTGAAGTGCAGCAACGTCTTGACTTTTTCTTTGACGCTTGCATCGAAGCCAGAATCTCCCCTGTGGTGGAATGGATTGCACTGGTGCTGGGCATCGAATGGGTGAGTCTGAAGCAGATTATGGCGGGCAAACGTCGTGATGATAGCTTGCAGCAGAAATACATCCTCAAGCTGATTCTGCAAATGCAGTCTATGTGGGCGTACAACGGGATGTACGGTCAGGAGAACCCGGCAGAGTGGATTTTCCGAGCCAAGAACTACTTTGGTATGCGTGACAACGTGGAAGTCACCGTTGCGCCGCCTGAACAGCCGTTGGGCGATGCCCAGAGCGCAGAGCAGTTGGCTCAGAAGTACCAGACGGCTTTGCCGAAAGGGATTGACGTAGAGTACAGAGAGGTGGTCGAGGATGACTAACGGTGATTTTATCCGCTCCATGACGGACGAAGATATTACAGAAAACTTTACGCGGGGCATCTGCGAGCTTATCAAACATCGTGACCCGGAGCGTTGCCAGAACCGTGAGCATTGCTTTCATTGCGTCAAGGACTGGCTGAAAGAGAAAAACAAAATCATGGTGAGGGCTGACCAATGGGAACTTTGATTGACTTCTCCGACCCATGCCTACGCACATTCCTGCCTGTCCTCTTGCAAGACCACACGACAGGCAAGAACATCATCTGGGCGACAGACCCGCCGCCTGAACTGGGTGTGGGATTTGCAGATGAAATCACGTTGGAACAGTTGGATAAAGTTCAGCTTGTTCCTCGTGTGCAGAAACGGCTTGCAGACCAGAAGAAGCGTACCAGCAAAAAAGCAGAGGTGTTCACGCCGACTTGGGTTTGTAAGAAGATGGCAGACGTTGCCGAAAACGACCTGAATGGCGAGGACTGGAAGGAGTATATCAACAAGACTTGCCTTGAAGTCACCTGTGGCGAAGCGCCGTTCCTGACAAGCCGATACGACACCACGACAGGGCAGATGATTGCCGTGCCGGACAGAATCGGTCTGTTGGATAGAAAGCTGAATGTTCTGGCAGAGCAGTTCCACGACTATGATATGTGGATGTGCTGGGCAATCAATGCCTACGCATCGACATACGGATATGAGTGGCAGGGAGACAATCTCTTGCTGGCAAGGTGCAACCTGTTCCTGACGCTGATCGAAAATTTTAGGTATCGGTTTGATGCTGAAAGGTTGGAAATCGGCTGTATGCCTATGTTCCTTGACTGCATCGCAGATACCATCTCATGGAACATCTGGCAGATGGATGGGCTGAAAAAAACCGTTCCCGGCACGGACATTCCGTGCAAAATCAAAGACTGGAAAGCCTACAAAGAAATTCTGTTTAAGGATGTTGGGGAGGATAACTAATGCAAACTGATAGAGGAATCTACCACAAGCGAGTGTGTGACCGCTGCGGAGCGGTTCTGGGCGGCAGGATGATGAACCCTGACGAATACTTCAAGGACTGGGCGTGGCGCAGAGACACAGGCGACCTATGCCCGGAGTGCTATGCGGAGTATAAGCGAGTGATCGGGCGGTTCAACAAGGGAAAGAGAGGGAAGAGATAATGAATGTTTACTGCACAACCGAACATTGCTCTTGCATGGGCATCAAACAGTTCTCCGCTGGCAAGGCCATCCGATGCGCAGCGGAATCCTGTAAGAACAAATCTAAGCCGTCCTGTGGCTCTTGCAAATGGCACGCAGAGCCGGAGGGCGTATGCGTGAACGACCAGTCAGAACACGTTGCAGACTTCGTGTGGGATGAACGTGGATGCAAGGAATGGGAGAAGAAAGATGACAGCAGGGGAGAAAATCAGGAAGCGCAGGATTGAACTGCACGTCAAGCAGAAAGACCTTGCGAACAGAATCGGCGTGACAGCCGCTTTTGTATCGGCTATTGAGAACGGAAAACGCAGATGCAAGGAAAGGTGGCTTTTTAGAATTGCGACCGTTCTTGACTGCACCATATATGATTTGCAAGATGACAAGCCTAAAGGCTTGGTAGACCCCGCCAATGACGACTTCGGAGCGGTCTGCAACTGTGCTGTCCGCTATTGCTTAGGCAGACGGTCGTATATGCCTAGCCTTATTTGCGGATACATCATCCCGCTTCTGCCGGAACTGACGGACAAGACGTTGGATTGTTTTGAACGTGACATTGCAGAGCGCAAGCGGACAGGATTTGACTTTGGCGATTCCTGCGATTGTGAGACGTGGGATGCGTTTTACAAGGCGGTTTGCAAGGAGATTGAAAGGAGAGAACATGGAAGTCAGACCGATTGACGCTAATGCACTGCGTCTGAACATCGAGATATGGATTCAGGAATATACCAATGGAACGGTAGGAAACTTGTCGTTAGACGATGTACTTGATTACATCGACACAGCGCCGACTATCGAGGTAAAAGACAATGGCTAATTATCCAGAATATCTTGAACGAAGCGCACTTATTGAAAAAATCCAGAAAGCCTACTGTGATGGCTGCGAGAACTACAATGGAGTTAGATGCCGTGCTTGCGGTATTGGCGATGCCATTGAAGTTGTGGAAGATGCCCCGACAGCCTTAGAGCGTACCGCTGAATGGATTGCACAAGACGAAAATAAGACGAGGTTTATGTGCAGTAATTGCCATGCGAGAAACAACCGAGACCGCTACAACTACTGCCCGAATTGTGGTTCTTTGATGGAAAACAGGTTATGAGTAACACACTTTGGCGTCCGGCAAGCGAACCGCCACGAGAGCGAACGCAGCCTTTGTTGCTTGCGACTAAGACAACGTGGCGTGATAAAGATGGAAAAATGTTGCAAGGAATCTCGCCGACAGCGTACTTTCTCGGCTGCTATGCAGACGGTCAGTTCTGGGATGAGATAGGCGAGAGACTTCCGAAAGATGTGACGGTGACGCATTGGATGGCGTTCCCGATGGTATGAGGTGATGTAGATGGACAAGTGTGTATGGAGTACTGTGCGAGACAAGTTTTCGCTGAAAAATGCTATCGAAGAATGGAACAAACGCTACAAAGAGGACTGAAAATGGCACAAGATTTTAAGTTTTTTGCATCATATCTTGACGCTGCAAGCGAATTAAGTGAGAAAGATTGCAAGGATTTTGTCTATGCAGTCGTCCAGTATGGCATCAATGGCGTAGAACTTCCGCTCAAAAAATCAATGAAACCGATGTGGATTTTGGTAAAACCAACGCTGGATTCTAGCAGAAAACTACATGAATACGGCAAAAATGGTGGCAGACCGAAAAACCCCCCTTTTCAAAAATCAAAAAGCCCCCTTTCTGAAAATGAAAAAGCCAGTCGAAAAGCCTCCCTTCCTATGGATAAGGATAAGGAAAAGGAATATGGATTAAAGAAAGAATGTGAGAAAGAAAAAGAACCGGTAAAACGATTCGTTGCGCCGACTATCGAGCAAGCAAAAGCCTACTTTTCCGAAAAGGGCTACACGGAGCTGGAAGCAGAGCGGTTTGTTGACCACTTCACGGCAAATGGCTGGAAGGTCGGCAAGTCGCCTATGAAAGATTGGAAAGCTGCTGCACGAAACTGGATGCGTAACGTGAAGGACTGGAACGGTGGCTATCAGCAGACAATGGCTGAATTACCTGACGAGGGAGACTTTCTGCGGTGAATATTGAAAATCAGACCCAATACATCCTGCTGGGGGCAGTCCTCACGTTCTCGGAGTACGCCGATGTGCTGCAAGACCTTAAAATCGACGATTTCTGCCCTGAACTGCATGATACATTCGCTGCCATTCTCGGATATTGGGAACACAATGACAAGTGGAACCCGGTAGAAGTCATGGGACGGTACGATAACTGCAAAAAAGCAATGGGTGAATGTCTGGATGCCTTCGGTGCAGAGTTCATCCGCAACGTCACCCATGACATGATGCTTGGATGGGCTGGAATCATCAAGGAACAGGCAGCGTTGTCCAGAGCCAGAGAGCTTGCGTTCAAAATCGTTGATGGCTCGACCAGATACGCAGACCTGACAGGCATCTATGAGCAGCTAGGCGAAGCTATCAACCTGCACAGCGAGAGAAACGATTTTATCCCAATGTGCGATGGCATAGACAACTACATCCGCAAGCTGGATGATAAGCCGGAGTATATCAGCACAGGGCTTAGAGTGCTGGATAACAACTTGCATCTTGTGCCGGGAAACTTCGTTGTGATCGGCGGCAGACCGTCTGCCGGTAAAACTGCCCTGTCCCTGCAACTTGCCTGTGAAATAGCCAAGAACGGACGCAAGGTAGCATATTTTAGCCTAGAGACCGACCCGGATACGCTCTATGCCCGTATTATTGCAAATCAGCTAGGCGTACCACTGCACACGGTCAAAAACAAGACCGTCAGCATTAACGAACTTGACCGGCTGGCAGCCACCAAGAAATATCCACTGTTCGTGCGCTCTGCCGCTGGTAAGGGCGTTGGGTGGATTAGAACACAGTCCATCAGGATGCAGGCAAAAGCGGTGTTCATCGACTATTTGCAGCTTATCCATCAAGCCGGAGCGAAAGACCGATACAGTGCCGTCACGGAAATCAGCATGGCACTGCATGAGTTCGCACAGTCCACAGGAACGCTGGTGGTAGCACTTGCACAGCTCAATCGAGAGACAGCAAGAACAGGTATTCCACCGACTGCCGCAGACCTGCGAGAGAGCGGACAGATTGAGCAGGACGCAGATGCAATCATTCTTCTGGCGCAGAACGTGACTACGAAAAAGAGACCAGAGCAGCATTATCACTTTGCGCTTGAGAAGAACAAAGAGGGCAACGTGGGGTCACTGGACATCACGTTCCAGATGGAGACCCAGCAGTTCAAAGAATGCGTGTGGATGTAACATCGCTTCTGCGCTCCAATCCCCACAGTAGAATAGGCAAGAAAAACAGATAACAGGGTCAGGGCGATAAAGTTATCGTCTGAACCCCATAAATATTTTTCGTCAATCAACAAACGGAGGAAAACGATTATGAACATCACTCGACTGGAACAGGAGACCATCGTCAACTTCAATGCAGCGGAAGATACTGCATCGGTTTATACCGCTGACCCGGTGTATATGCGCAAGCTCGACAAGCTGTGCGAGCGGGAGCCTGTGTCGTACAAGCTGGTCAAACAGGACAAGGACGGCAAGTGGTATGAGATGCCCAAGCGACTTGTGCGGTTTGCAACCACAAGAATTATGACGGACGAACAGAAAGAAGCGGCTGCGGAGCGTATGCGCAAGATGCAAGCGGATGGTAAAATCTAATCTCCGCTAAAATCTCCAATCAACAAACGTATCAGAAAGCATGGAATGGTGTCAGGTAGTAAAACTACCCTCTGCGACTATTCCATGCTTTTTTCTTCTGTTATTTATCGAGAGAAAACGGCAAGGTTTGATTTTGAGAAAGAATCGTCTAATCGCAGGGTAGATTAAGACGAAAGCAGAGCGAGTGAGATGAAACGGTTGCGACTATCAGTGCCATGTGGTGGTGCAGCGCAAAAACATCCAATCTTCCCCCCTTTCTTCCCCCTCTTTCCCCTACAACCCCTATTACCCCCTATAATCCCCCTAACTCCCCCCTCAAACAAATAAATTGTTTGAGGCCCCCACGCCAAAATGGCGCGACAACCGGAAACGACAACCGGATGTTTTGCAAAGGTTCTTTCCCCCTACAACCCTCTATCTCCAAAAGCTATACCGTTAGCCAGCAGGTCAGACCGTAGGCAAGAACTGGCGTGAGGTTCGGACTGGTGGATGGTCTACGACTATTTCACATGGAAAATTCACTTCATTTTGTAGTCGGTTGAATATGTAGAAATGTTGCATTGATTATTCCTAGTATAATGCTATTAATTGATTAGAATACCATAGTGCGTTACTGGGAATTAAATCGAGCAGGAATAGACCGAATCGGATGGTACGAGTTATTATACGAAATAATCCGTGATTATCGGGAGTAACTATATCTGTATACTATAATAAGTACGGTTATTATACGAAATGGGTATAACTAGCGTGGGAATAAATTATACGAAATTGAGGTGGAAGGTGATTTTTGGGGTGGTCGGATGACTTAGCGACTATCGCACCTCTCTTTTCCTAAAAGGCAAACGACTATTTCACACAAAAAATACACGACTATTTGACGATGATTCGCTGGAAAACGCTACGACTATTACTCTACGACTATCAGCGGACTGCTCGTTACTATACGATATATAGGACTTTCAAAAGCTGGTCATCTGACGACTTTGCGACTATTTCACAACTATTTTAACGGAGAAACTACGACTATTTTGCTACGACTATTCCAGCCGGAACACTACGACTATTGCTCGCCCTTATTAGCTATCGGGCGAAAGCCCGAAAAGAGCTGCGGCGGTAGCCGTCAATGGTTCCGCGCCGCCCGCCGCGCCCCTGCCGCTGGACTGCCCCGCCGGGTAGAGGGTGCCAGATCGCAAGCCGCCGGGCTGACCCTGTACAGGTGGAGACGCTGACCCCTCAGCAGGTGCGCCGGGTCTGTACCGCTGACGGCGTGCCAGCACTTGCCAGCAATCTATACACGGCAGGAGCTGACCCCGCCGGGCTGGCATGGTATGCGATCTGCTGCGCCGTCTGGCATGGATCTATAACAGGGGCGCATCGTTGCCCTTTATATACCTTATTATAATATGCGGTTATGCTGGTCTGTACAGTGTCCGGCGTGGCGTCTGGTATCTGGTATCGGTTGAGCGCGTCCGGGCGCTGGTATGCTGTCCAGCGTTGCGCGGGTGGTATTGTAGCCGCTTGTGCCGGTCTGGTATCGCGGGTGATTGAGCGGGTATAATAGCAGGAAAAGCCCATGCAAAGCTCTGTGCGCTGTTTTGTGGCGTGTGCAATATAACTGCATTAACAGCGCAAAACGCGCTGTAAATACTTGTATGTGGCTGTATTGCAGTAGGACAAAATAAAAGCCCTGCACCATCAGCAGATGCAAGGCAAAAGAAAAACCCGGCCATTTCTGACCGGGTGAAATGTTTTTTATTTAGACGCTTTGAACAGTGCCGCAAAGAACCAGAAAAAGAACAGGATACAAGAAAATATCATTTTGTGTTCACTTCCCGGATGCTACCAATCTCGGCGGCGGTGTACACCTTGCCGCGATAGCTGCGAAAAAGGTGGATCCAGTCCCACGCATCAGCAGCGGATAAAAAGACGTTGCCAGCGCTGTATAAACCGCCGTTATATTGGATATAGCCGTTTACGATATAATCCGGCGTCTTTTTGGCTTTTGCCGTGTCGATCTCTGAGACGCTCCACACGCTGCGCCCACGCACAACAGGGATATATACTTTATCAGGGTAAATCATCGTTAAACCTCCATCAAACAACGCTGAACCGCTTGTAAACGGTCTTTTTGCTGCATTCCGCATAAATATCCGGGTGCGCGGCCTGTAAAAGCTTGCTGTCAAGCCGGACACTCTGAACGTCCTTGTAAATGGCCTTTGCGGTGCCCTGCACCATTTCGGGCGCGCCCTGCATCATGTTGATGATATCGGCCTTGATTGCATCGTTCATTGCTTCAAGTTCTTCCATGAGCCGCTTGTTTTCGCGGTATGCGTTCACCTTTTCTTCAAATGCAGTCATTTTTATCCCTCCTTATTAGCTGTTGAGAAATGCGATCATAACGAGTGCGCCGGAGATCATGCCGCCCACGTACCAGAGGGCCGCCCACTGGGTAAAGTCAAGAGTAATCATTTTTTACACCTCCGCATTTTTGCCTTTGGGGTTAATCCAATCGTTTTGAATATCGTACCGCTTACAGTAGCGGTAAAGGTTAATCAGCTGCACAAAGTCGCCAGCGCTGATATATGCCTCATTGTCCGGTGCATCGAGGGAACAAATAAGGGTCGTTCCGTTGTCCTCCCGCTGCACAAGTTCCAATTTTCTGCCGTTGTTCACTTCAAAAAAAAGCTTGTTCATAATATTAGACCTCTTTATAATACAGGCCGTTTGACCGGCAAATTTTGCGGATGCGCCAGCAGGCTTGCTTTAACGCGTCTGCCTGTACGTCAAGCCACGTTTGCCCGTTTCCCGGTTCGCTTGCGCCCTCATGCTTGCGTTTGTACATGGATGGAGTACAAACACGCGCGGCGATATCACCAGACCACACAAGGGAGCAAGCCCCCGTGCTGTAATGGTGCCAGTTGTCCGCGCCATTGAGTGTCCACAATTCTAGTTCTGCGCCGTCAACGGGAAGCCGCTTGCGCTCGTTTGCGTGGCTCTGCACATCCTCCAGCAGGTCGAGAGCGTACAGCGTGACGGCCTTGTCCCATGCGCTGCGGTCGTGGCGGGCGTTGAGTTCGGCGCGGATGGTATCAGCAAGTGCGGTATAATCGATGGTCTTTTTCATGGTTTTGTCCTCCTGTTTTGTGGTGGTGTGGTTGTGCTCATTTATTTCTGAGCTTGTCTATATTATATCATTTATATGTGAGTAGTCAAGGGCTTTGCACAAAAAAATACAGATATAAATGAGTACAAATATAGCGTCCGAAATTGTACACTTTGCCGGACACACTGCACACCCTCCAGCGTCCCGCCGCCGTCTCGATCGTCCCGGCGTGTCCATCGTCCGGGCGTGTGTGTCTTGCCTTGCGCGGTCTGCGTTGCATCTGGCGCGGCCTGCCCTGCTGCCTGTGCTGTGCAGTCTGTCCGGGTGCGCTGGGGGCTAGGGTCTCCACCGGCGGGGTATACAGCCGCCACCCAGCCCCGCCCGGTCAGTCGTCTTACCACCGAAAAAATAAAAAAGGCTCAAAAAAACACCCTACCCCCCATTGCCAATCTCAAAAATTTTCCGCAAAAACAAAAAGACCTCTACAAAGGGTCTATGTTCTGTGCTATACTTGCCTTACAAGCCTTGAAAGGGAGGAATCTGTAAAATGAAAAAGCCGATTTATAAACGCTGGTGGTTCATTCTGCTGGTTATCTTCGTGTTCCTTGCATATCTCGGAAGTTCAACCAGTAGTTCTAGCAGCGTAAAGGAAGGATTTGAGGAAGGTTACAAGGACGCAACGGCATCGTCTAGCAAAGCAACCTCTGAATCCGTTTCGTCCTCTGCTACGGTATCTGATTCGTCCGTAGCCGATGAAAGCAAAGCAATGAAGTCTTTCTTGAAGCGGAATAAAGAAGTGAACGAAACCTTTGCAAAGAACCTTGCAGACGCACTGGATTCGACTGGTCTTGGCTATACACTGGATGATATAAACTGGTTTGAACAGACGGCTGATTGGGCTGCTGGTAAGCGTTATAATGCTCAGGTCGATATGAAAGATTACATTCAGATTGCTACAATTGGCGATGAAATCTATTCTATCAAGAACACTCAGAACAGCGAGACGGATAATTACATCTATAAGAACGAAAGCCTGAAACCGGACGCTGGCGATGTTCCCGATGGGTCTATTCTGCTGACAGATGGCGAACTTGGCGATTACGGAAAAGAAGCAACCACAAAAAGCGGCTATGAGTATGTTCGTTACATCATCCCTGCTGGAAACTATACAGTCGAGAACAAAGCGAAGGAATCTATGATTTTTGTTGTGTCGGATTCTAACTCCGATGATGTAAGCGCAACGCTTCAATTAAAGAGCGCTGACGAGAAAGGTAGCCTGACTGTTAAGAGTGGCTATCATATTGAATTGTCCATGTACTCACAGGTTATCTTAACTCCTGCTAAATAACGCAAAAAGCCAGCGGCTAGATGCTCTCTAACCACTGGCTTTTCTTATGGGTTGTTTACTTCTTTAACACGCTGGTCACGTTCGGCATCGGCATCCAATCGTTAATGTCACGCATGACAATCTTGCCGTTGTCGCACAAATACGGTCTCAAATCGCCGTATTCGTCCGCTTCGTAGGCGAGATAGCCGCACGCGACCTCTTTGCCGTTGCAAGCGATCACTCGCCCATTGTAGGTTTCTCCAACGTCAGGCGTTCTCCAAAGCCATTCCATGTTTTCCAGAGTGTCGCTGATGTATTCGTCAAGGTTTTCGTACTTATCGCCGTTAATCATATCCGTTCTCCTTTCACATGGGCATCTGGGTTTGTCCGTTCGTGACCTGAACCAACATAACAGAGTTTGCGCACGGTCTCCACTTCTTGATGTACTCGACAGCTTCATCGAACCGCTTCTTCGGCACGTTGTTTCTGCTGTTCACATTAAACCAGTCCTGAATGTCCCGGTTGCATTCCATGAACAGCTTCTGAGAGACGCTGCGGCTCTTGTAAGCCGGGCTATCCATGCCGCCAAGAGCGTTGATAACCACCGTGTTCACAACACGCTTCAACACACGCTGCTGGTTGTAGTCGATGGTCATGGTGTTCTCAAGAGCGGAAATGCGCTGCTCTTGCTTCATGGTGCGCTGGTCAATCACGAGGATTGCTTGCAGTTCCTTGGAAAGCCCTGCAAACTGGTTGACTGCCACGTTCTTCTCAAGGTCGATCAGCTTTTGTCGAATCTCCATGCCCTCCGGTGTCCGCTGAATCATTGCAATGTGCTTTGCCATGTCAAGGCTGAGAATGTGCTCAATGGAGCGCCCGCCGTTTACTAGATTTTTAGTAAACGATGAATAGTCGATGTTTTCTTTGAACCCATAAGCGGACATATTTGCAAACCAGTCATTATAACGAGACTTGATTTTGAGCCGCTCGTGCAGCTCCCGACCCAGCACAACCTTTTCGCCGGTGTCGGTGTCGTACACGGGGATAACATCTTCAGAGAAGATTCGGATGGTTTCGAGATTATTATTCATAGAAATTTAGCCTTTCTATCTTGCGAGAGTAGGCCATCTCTGGTATAATAACCCAAAGAGGGCCTATGCTCTCTGAGTGTTTCATAAGACGTTCGCTGCTGTCGCCAAACTTTAGCGAGCGTCTTATTCTTTTTCATCGGTCTCCGGGATAGGATGCACCTCAAAGAACGTGTCACGGATGGCTGCGGCCTGTGCGACCTTGTGTTCAGTGCAATAGGCTTTCAGCCACTGGAACTGCCGTTCGGTCAGCGCAACCGTGAACGTGTGATTGTGGCGTTCGAGATAAGGACTGTACATAAACTCACCTCCCTTCATGTGGGTGCAACCAGTATACGCAATATGTTGTGGTTTGTCAATTACGCAAACGCTTAATGTAGTACTGGTATCTGTACAAAATCTAAAAGTTTGTAGATTTGCACAAAACTTAGCCCTTATTTTTGGCCGATCCCGCTTCGTACCCTGCCCGGTAGTTCAGTTCGGACAGTTTACCCAGCGCTTCTGCGTACTCCCTGTCCTCGCTGGTCGGCTCTTTGCCATGGGCAATGGTTTTCAGAAATTCTTCGGTTGTCGTGGGAAAGTTCATGTTTTTTGCTCCTTTCTATTGCAGAAGCGGTCTGCTTCTGCTATAATAATTGACAGAAACCGAGACTGCGCCCTTGGTTGCGCAGCTTCTGTTTTGTGGTGGAATAGGTCGTCAGTACTACTTTGGTCGGTGGGGCTGACGGCCTATTTTTTATGCCACAAAGGATAAATCTGCCATTGTTGGCTGATTCATCGTGTGTTCTGCTGTCTTAGATTATAGACGCTTGGTATATAGTTGTCAACAGCCCAATTTGTATAATTTGTACGTTAAAACACGTTTTAGTGTACATTTTTGATAGCGGTTTTGACACTTTAATGTGTTAGAATTGGGACGGAAATTTATAGTAAAACTTGATAATACGATAATTATACAAGCTGTAAACTAACACAAAAAAGTGTTGAGGGAAAAGTGACCCTATTGACAGTAAACATTTATTTTTTTACTCTTGACAGTCACATATATCTGAGTTATAATTGATTCAGAGAAAGGAAGATGCAAAATGAGGGCAGGAGAAATTGTTTCTGAAATCATGAAATCTCAAAATGTCAAGGTTTCGGATATGTGCTACAAACTAAAAATCAAATCGAATGTTTTTTGCAATCGGCTTGTTCAAAAAAACATGAGTGTGAAAGTTTTAGACGAAATGCTGAGAATCCTTGATTATAAAATTATGGTGGTTCCTAGAGGAACTAAAGTTGATGGCGGATATGATGTTGAGTAAAACGAATTGGGCGGAGGTATGATATGCAGTACTTCTTAGCTAGAGTGTCTAGTAAGGAGCAAAGCCTTGCAAGACAGCTTAAAATCGCACGAGACCGGTTCGACATCCCAGACGAGAATGTATTTTGTGATAAAATGACAGGCAGCAGCTTTGATCGCCCGCAATATAAACGATTGAAAGAGACTGTCAAGGCTGGGGATGAGGTCATTGTTAAGGAATTTGACCGATTCGGGCGTGACAAAGATGAGATGAAGCGAGAACTTCAGTGGTTCAAAGAAAAAGGCGTGATTGTTCGCATCCTTGACATTCCAACTACGCTGATTGACTTCCAAGACCAGACATGGGTGCTGGAAATGGTGAACAACATCCTTATTGAAGTTTTGGGCGCAGTAGCTGAACAGGAACGCAAGAAAACCAAGCAACGTCAGGCGGAGGGCATAGCTGCCATGCCTATTGTTGATGGCAAGAGAGTGTCGGCCAGAACAGGCCGTAGCTTCGGCAGACAGGAAAAGCAAGTTGACGAGCAGCAATTTGAAAGCCTATTAGAGCAACAGCAAAAAGGCAAAATTACCGTAAAAGAGTGCTGCAAGCAGCTTGGCATCGGGAAATCCACTTGGTATGAGCGTGTCGAAAGATACGCAAATAAAAATAGCGGTAGCCCAACCACAAGCCACCGCTAAGAGTACACCAACTTCATCAAAACAGGAAAAAGAATGGTGTAACAACAGTATACCATTCTTTTGGAGGAACATCAATATGAGTAAGAAACAAAAGATGGATTTAACTGAAAAACTAGAAAATATTCATGGCGGTAATTTGATTGTTCAAGATGGAACGACAAAGCTACGTTCAATTTTTGATTTTGTGAAATACGAAGAATTGTTTGCTTTTGTTGAAGGATGCAAATTAGCAAATTCCATTCTGATTTTTGAAAATGAAGGATTGACCATTAAACCAACTGAATCAAACTTAGGGCAGAATATCCAGTTGGCTATGTATGCCAGCATTTGCGAAGATAGCACGATGGTAAAACAATATCTTGATTACATTATGAAAGTTGGTTGTAATGGCAAACGTGAGCCGACATTATATAAAGAATGACGCTGCCAA